GCGTGCCACGTTTTCTCTGGCATCACACGGTAAGTACTCAGTTGCTCTTGGTTTTCACGTACAAAGCTATCGTCACGCCATACGATTCTATTGTTGGGTTGGGCGGCAATTTGACCGCTGCCATCATCTAACAACAACACATGGTAACATTTATGTTCGGGAGGATATTGAGAGTACCCATTATCCGTGTGGTCGAGCGTAAACCAATACGATCCGGAAACCATCTCACCATCCCGGGTCTTAAATTTACATCCCATTTCACGTAGATACTCATACTGCACTGCGCAGAAATCCCAGCCGTGACAGTCCCAGCTTTGTAACTGGGGTAGTTCGTGAATGCGTTCGGAGGTTGGCTTCTCATGCCTTAATTTGTGTAAAGGTATGCGTGCCCACTGCGCACCTGACTCGCACAAAATAGAGAAGTGCAAAGCGCGTGAAGGAATCGATGTGACGCCAAAGATAACGCAACGCTCGTACTGTCTAGTATCAATAGTACTACCGCTCAAAATACCTTGGTCAACTAACCCGTAAATGTGCTGTGGTATAGATTTGTTCATGTTTCAATGGGATCCTGTTCTTCTTCGTCTTCCTCCTCTTCGGGACCCATAGACCAGCAGGTGATCTTCTTGCCTGTTTCTGAGCATGGGGCGCGTCCTGCCTTATGGATGAGGTGGGCGGCGGCTAATTGTGCGAAACGGGGCGCTATGGAGTCCCTACGCATGTCTGGGTCGTTATGTTGGGCGATCCTCCAGACTTCCGTTGCCGTTAAGGGGAACGGGGCGCCCTGTAGGATGTCCAACACCATCTGGGCCCGCTTGCTAATGCGTCCAGACCGCTTCTCTGACAAATAGGCCTCAACGGAGGCACTAGCCGTAAAGTCTAACTCAGGCTGTATGAAAAGGTTCATATGCTGGCCATATTTTAGCGTCCATGCCAAGTTCTTCGCGAATTGCATCTATGTAGGCGCGGCGGACGCCTTGGTTGAGAACGACAAGTGTATCGTCATCGGCCCATGCGAAACGCAACAGATCCCGCAACCGCGCAATCTCCTCATTACTAACGGCGAGTTCGGTTTCAAGTGCCGCAGCACAAGCCCTGTTAACCACCAAAGTTTTGCCTAAACAATCGGCAGTATAGGTTGCTGCATCTGTCCGTGGTGTGTCGCTCATTTGTTGGCACTCGTCATCGTTAGAAATGCCTTCCTCGTAATCGTAGGTCAATTTAAGAAGCGACTTTAGTTCGTCGCCTTTTGGAGTATTTGGCTTGGCATAAAAAATAGTGTGAATGCGATCCAAGATAGTCTCATATTCTGCCATTGTTTTAATTGCGTTGGGTTTGTCGCTCATTGTTGTGCCTCCTGATAATAGCCATTCTTTCTAGCTTCTTTTAAATCCTCTAAGGCTTCATTCTCGGCGGTCCATGTCTTAAATTGCTCCACGGTGTACACGCCATACTTGGCCATATCATCTGCCGTTAAAGCACAAACCGCATAGAAGGTGGCGCCCCGAGCAATGCACCCAGCCTCAAACGCTGCATTCCTAGCAGCGAGGTATACGTCGAGTTCTTGTTGTTCGATGGTGGCGATCATGGTGTTAGTTGTTTATGGTTTTGGTTTTGCAAAGGTAAGACCACAGGAATTTTCCAGCAATCATAACATCGGGCCGTTTTGATTTAAGCAGGCGACGGTGCGTTGCAGAAAGGTTGAGTTTGAGGGCCAGAAGCTCACGGGCAGCTTCGATAATCTGCGAGTCAGTAGACTGCGCAAAATTTACGGTTGTTACTAAATGCTTAATCATGATGCGGCCTCCTGCTTCAGGTACATCTCATCAACGTCCGCTTCCGACAGGTTGTAGGTAACGGGTTCAGATAGCGTGCGTAGGTCCAACCCACGGCGATCTACTACCAGTGCTTCCCCTAAAGCATGGAGGTCGGCTTGATCCGATACGTAACGATCATAATTGCGGAGAGCGAGACGTGAATAACAGTCGCCGCGAAAGAAGAGCTGGTAGTCTTCAACCGTGATTGTTCCAGTGGGTCCCTTGTGGGCTATGATATCTAAGAACGAAAACTCTGCGGCTTTCGGTGAGCTAACATTTTGTGTTATGTGCATTTTTTGTGAGACACGGAATGTGCCTATGAACAAAGCAAACATCATTTCCTGTAGGAATGCAACATTATTTTTAGGAAATTAGTTTGACTCAATTATTAAACATTAATTATCTGCGCTTGATGAAAAACGAACATCCACAAGACGGTGAAGTAACTAAAGCGGTTATAACCATTATTTGCGAAAACGGTAGCTCCCTCAAGGTTAACACCGATTTCTTTCCTATGCAGCCTACGGGTAAATCATACCCGGGGCACGCTGCTGTAGCTGCCATGGCTGCTATTAAAGCTATTTCTGAGTGGGCCGAAGAGGGCAGTGAGCCAAAGCCATCGGGAAACAACTAACATGGCTAAAATAGATGATCTGCTAGAGCGTTATGGAGATGATCTCATAACAATGGACGGATTTAATGACTGCATTCTAGGCGTTGTCGAAGGATGCGGCTTAGAGGAGCCCGTTGTGTGCTATGACCGTGCGTTAGTTATCAAACAACTCATGCGCGATATGACCGAGGAAGAGGCCGAGGAATATTTTGAGTTTAATCAGAAGGGTGCATACGTCGGTGAAGGCACACCCTGCTTCATCGATTTGTTGCAGACATAATATTCCGTTGACATAACTACAGAAAAATAATTACCTCTAAGAAATGATTAAATTAGGTCGCCCCCGTCAGGGCAAAAAACTACGCGTAGCAATTAGCGTATCAATTTCGGCAGGGTCTTTTTTATATTTAAACAAAAAGGCCTCGCTTCTTCCCGTTGGTAAAAAACGCCTCGGGAATGTTATCGATCAACTCGTCAATCAGTCTTGTTAATTTTAACCATGAGCAATAAAACAACCAATATCGCAGGAGTGCTAGCACTCTCAGCTAGTACCGAAGAAACGCCAGTTTGGATCGATGGATCCTTCAAGGCTATCGTAACGCAAACTCGCCCACCAGAGGGCCGTAAACCCGGCAAAGGAGTCCTTGTAGACCCGGATGATGCATCACTCAGCATTGAGTGTTCATTCTTTGGTAAGAACCCCTGCCCGTATGATGGCAAGGTCGTCAATTTTAGTGGTGCTGGCATGAAGCGCACTGACTATAAGGGCAAAGCTCAGATGACGGCTGGTGAGAAGACCAACCTGACCACGTTCGGTGACGCTGCCGAGCCAGAGGCCGGTAAGCATATGCCGCACTCTCCTTCGCCATATAAGGCGCCTGCGCCTGAAAGCTTCAATGATGGTATGGGTAAGATCCAGTTAATGTATCTGCACGCCACACGGCATGCGATCAATATTCGCGAGATCTTGATTACGTTGCATGACCATAAGATGACGGACGATCAGTTCCAGTCGTGTGTGTCCTGCATTTTCATTGAGGCTAATCGTAAGGGCTTGTCGGTTAATCCACCAGTGTTGGGATAATCCAATGAGTTCATTTTTCTCGCAGAGCAGCCACTGGTACATCCCAGCGGCTGACGGTACTATTACGCCCGCGCACGACTTTGGTCTGCGTGAGGCTAGAAAAGCTAAAGCATTCCCTTCTGTAACTACGGTTCTTAAAGCCCGGGCTAACCCATTCCTTGAGACTTGGAAGCAGAATCAGATCTTTGAGGCAGTTGTAAAAAACCCTGCTGCTATCGGTGAAGATCCTGATGCATACAAAGACCGCATCGATATTATCGCATCGTCTAAAGGTAAAGCGGCGGCAGAGTTTGGCACCCGCCTTCATGATGCGTTAGATAATTACCCACAACTACCGCTAGAGTCCGATTTGCAGGATTATGTCCTAAAGTTTGGCCCTGAGTACGACAAGGTAGTGAAGTCGCGCATCGCTAGCGAAATTATGCTGGTTGATATGGACATCGGGGTGGCGGGACGTACCGACTTAGTAGCGGACACGTTTGAATACGGTCCTGTTATTATTGATTACAAAACATCTAAGTTCAAGAAGGGTAAACCCAATTTTTATTCGTCGTACATATGCCAGTTAGCTTTCTATGCTAAGGCTTATCAGAAGATGAATAACTTGAGTGAACCGCCAATGATCGCCAACCTAGGTATCAACAGTGAAACCCCGGAAGCTCCTATATGGAAGTTTTATACCCGCGCCGAGCAAGAGCAAGGCTATGCAGAGTTTCTCGCTACCGCATTCTTGTGGTTCGCCGCGAAGAACTATTGGCCTGTATCGAATTGGAAACCGTGGGTGATGCATGCACAGATTAACGGTAAAGTGCATTCCGCCTGATAATTAACAAAAAAAGGATTAACATGGACACGTCAGAGTTGAATAATGCGCTCAAGCAGCGCATGCCAGAGATGGTTGCTATGCTTTACCCCAATGCGACGATAAAGGGCGACATAGCCCATTTAGGATCTATCAAAGGTGAAGTTGGTGACAGTTTTAATATATTCGTAGCCGGTTCTAGAATCGGTTGCTTTGTTGACAGGGCTAGTTCTGAGGACCGTGGGGGCACCCCATTGTTTCTATGGTCTAAGGCCAAGGACATAACGTTCAAAGAGGCCGTTAAAGCCGCTAAAGAATGGTTGGGTGTGAAGGATGACCATAACGTGAGCCGTTATAAGCCAAAGGTCTATCAGATGCCTGATATAAGGGGCAAAGGCGTTAAGCGTGTAGAAATTAACACGCTCGTTATGGATTACTTGGAGGACACAAGAAGACTAAGTAACGAGGTCATCGTTAATAACAAGATCGCCGATACTGATGGTGGTAACGTTATTGTATTTCCTTACTTCGATGACGGCGAAAAGGCCGTGCATATAAAGTATTTAGCTATCGCGCGCGATGTAAAGGGAAAGAAGAAGATGTGGTCTTCTGACGGCACCAAGAGGTGTTTGTTCGGCAAGATGACCGTTTCTGATGATGAGCGTATGCTTGTTATTACCGAGGGTGAAATTGATGCTATGTCATACCAGACAGTTGGTATATCAGCCGTCAGCATGCCTAACGGGGTCAGCGATCAAGAGTGGATCGAACTTGACTGGGAATGGTTGGAACGGTTTGAGAAGGTTTATATCTCGACCGACATGGACGGGGCTGGTCGTGATGCCGCTGATAGGCTAGCACGCCGCCTTGGGCTACATCGCACGTATATCGTCACGCTACCCCACAAGGACGCCAACGAATGCTTGCAGCAGGGTCTGGACCGCGCTGGCTTCATGAAAGCCTTAGAATCATCCGCACAGATCGATTTAGAGGAGATTAAATCCGCTGGATCATATTCCGATGCCGTATGGGATCTTTATGATGGCAGGCACGGGCAGGCTGGCTTCGCGGTGCCATGGCCCGACCTGCCATTGCGCATACGTCCGGGTGAGTTCACGGTGTTCTCTGGGTATTCTGGTCACGGCAAGACTCAGCTTCTTAATCATTTGATGGTTCATCTCATTAGCAATGGCGCCAAAGTATTTGACGCTTCGCTTGAGGTTAAGCCACACAAGACAATCCAGATGATGGTAAGGTCTGCTCTTGCCAAGAAAGTTCCTGATAATCGTGCAGAGATGGATGCGTGTCTTGACTGGCTCAACGGTTCACTGTGGTTTTATGATCACGTTGGTGTTGCTCAGAAGACTAAGATAACTGAGGCCATGGCGTATGCCCGTAAGCGTTTTGGTATTGATGTGTTCGTTATCGATTCCTTATTCAAGTGCGGTATATCTGGCGACGATCTTAACGGTCAACGTACCTTTATGGACGAGCTTACATCGTTTGTTAACGATACTGGCGCGCACGTGATTCTTGTATCGCACTCTCGTAAGAGCGAAAACGAGGACCGCGTCCCAACCAAGACGGACATTGCTGGTTCACAGGATATTAACAACGCCGCTTTTAACGTGGTTATCGTATGGCGTAATAAGCTAAAGACCCGGAGGTATGACGAGGCTATACAAGCTGGCGAACCAATCAAAGCCGTTGAAATAGAAGGATGGTTTGATGGTCGGATCCGCCTAGACAAACAAAGGTTTGGTGAAGGCGAGGACAAGGACATGCCATTGTTCTTCGACAAAACAAGCTGGCAGTTCTGGCCTAAACAGCACGAACGTTATCACTATTTTAAGCATGCCCAAGAGCGTTGAACCAGTTGTTGGCGAAGCGTACCGTTACTGGGTAGAATCGAGCGTCGATGGAGAACCATATCTTGTCGATGTTGTTGAACTTCATGGTAACGGTGAATGTACCTGTGGTGATTTTACATGCGTAAAGCTAAAGCAGTTACGTTTAAATGATGGGAACATCATAAACCACGGATACCCCAACGCTACTCGCTGCAAACATATTAATTCGGCTCTGCTATATTTAGCCGATCAAGTTATCCAACACAAAATTAAAAATGATCCGTATCAGTAAAACAGTTCTATTAATCATGTGTAGTGTATTTGCTAGTTTAAAGGCGTCAGCATATCCGCCATGTAGTCGGGTTAACGAAGAGTTAATGCTACAGGCTATTAGTGACGTGGAAAACAGCGTTGGCCGTATCGGTCGTTATGGTGAAAGATCGCCATGGCAGATCATGCCGTCAACATGGCACGAACACACCTCTATGTCATTCCGGGGCGCCTCACTGCAAACTCAGAAGAACGTAGCCCTAAGAATACTAAGACACTATTCATGGATATTAGATCTGAGGGGCATTAATCCTATGCCGCGTGAGTTAGCACTCATGTGGAATGCTGGACCAAATGCCACGCAGTTTAAGATGAGCACTTTAGATTACGCCGATAGAGTACATAATTGTTACTACAAATGAGCCACGAAAACATACTAAACAAACAAAATTGCCCTGTTTGCGGGGCATCATTAATCGGTAATGAAATACCGGAAGCACTCCGCAAGGAGTTTGGTAATAGATCTCACTACACACGCCTAGTCGAATGCTACGACTGGAAAACCAATCAGAAGACCGGCTACGAATGCCCCGATTGCGGGGAGGTCTTTAAAACCGCTAGGAAGAATAAATGAAAACTATTATTGGAATAGACAACGGTTGCACGGGCACCATCGGGATTATTCATGAGGAAGGATCCCTGTTTGAAGTAATGCCTACAAAACAATCATTAATGGGGCGAGCTGGCAAAAAAGTCACCCGGGTTGATTTATCAGCCCTTACGGAACTATTAAAACCGTATACCTACACCAATAACGCCTATGCCTACGTAGAACGGCCTTTTACGGGCAAATTCCTTAATGCGGTACTACCGGCTCAAAGGACGCTGGAAGCCACCCTAATAGGCCTAGAATTGCTTGGAATCGGCTTTACAATCGTTGATTCCAAAGAGTGGCAGCTTGAAATGCTTGGTAAGATCAAGGGATCTGCTAATCTCAAGGAGGCTAGCATGCTCCGGGGGATGCAGATGTACCCACAGTTCGCAGCCCAGATAAAGAAGCACGGGGATGCCGATGGACTGTTGATGGCCAGATACTTCTGCGATAAGCAAGGATAATTGTGCTTGACGCGGGACCCCAACCTGATGCATAATGCAAACAGATTGGGGCAGGCCCGTCTAACAGCGGCGTCACTCGTACCACGAATGCCTTAACACCCCCCGACCAGTTTGACCACTGGCGGGGGTTACTTTTTGATCCGATACCAACAGTTCTGAACGTTACGACCACGTTCGTTCAAACACCGACCATTGAATCTATCAACTTTGCCCTTTTTAAGCAAAGCAGATAATGTCGTATGCGTCTTTACTTTGCCGGTGCCCCAAAGCTTGGCAATCTCTTTTGAGGTATACCAGCCTTTTCCAACCGGCCTAACCTCACTGTTAGACATGCTCTCCGTGAGCAAGTGAACCCAGTCAGTAATCTTTGATTTGGGTAGCGACATGGAATATTCCGTTAATTCGTCTGGCTTGAAATAATTGATAGGATCCGTTGTCAAACAGAAAGCCATAAGCCCATCCTTGGCTCCACCTAAGCTTGCCGGTCTTCTTGTTAACGTAGTCCATATCCCTCTTACATAAGCACCCAATACCACGGGCTTCTTCTGGCTCAAGGGATGCAATGGCGCCTACTTCAATAGCGTGCGTATGCCCAAAAAGGCAGTTGCGATAGACTCTGGCGTGAGCCTGTGCCGCATTCTGACCAGCAAAGTACCCATGCACAACGCGCAACTTACCAAGCTCTAAGACCCCTAGGGCAGCGTCATAAGGAAGCATCTTGGCCTTCCAGTTCTTAACGTAGCCATTAATGGCGCGGATGCCATCGTTAGCGTAATCGCGAAGTAGGCCGGTAGCTGACCCGGAGAAGTCCCAGATGCGCTCATCATGATTGCCCCGCAAGAAGTGATTCTCTGATCCGCCCTTAAAGAACCTACTAGCGAAGTCTATGCCAGCCTCCCAATCGTCGGCCATTGATGCCGCTTTCTCGTCGTCGCTTGCGCCCTTACGTAAATTACGGAAGTCCCATAAGTCGCCATTGATAACCCTTATCTCTGGCTGGAAGTCGGCGGTAAAACGAAGCAATGCGTCTACCGCATGCTCATCGCGCATGTCACCGTGTATGTCGGAACAAACGATGAATTTTTTCGCTTTCAACCAGTTATTTGCTGTTGGCCGTTCTCGCCAATGGGCGACTACCAAACCACCACATTATTGCTGTACTCGTAGTAAATACGAAGTCTGAGATAACCGCCTCCGTAGCAGTTATACTTAGTTTATCGCCAAATATAACACAACTGAGCGTAATAATCATGGCCCAAGTAAGGCCGGGACGGGTAAATGCCCTAAAAGCGTCTACTAACACACGAATAGCTGACACCCAAACAGGAGTGTTTTCAGGGATGGCAATGTCTTCATTGGCCTGCTGAGACGTTGTAAAGGCCGCTAACTCACCCTCTGTCACCTTAAGCCGCGCTATGCTTTCCATTTTGCGTATCTCAATGTCAGCTTCCATACCCTTGGCCTTAACATCAGCCCATTTTTGAAATAGACTTAGGACACCACCAAGAAGCGATCCACCAAGAGCAGAGCTGATAAAACTAAACATAAGATTAAATGTAGATGTGAAAGTTCTTCAAGAAATCCTTAAAAAAATTGTAGACATGATAAAACCAACCTTGATTAAAAAGCCTAACACTATAAAGCTGTGGCTTAAAATAAGTGATTTTATCGTCGTTCTCTAACTTTGGTTTGTCGGCGCTCAATACCCGGACGCGTACCGAGCTATGGTCTTCAGTATTGATGTGCAGGCTAACGTTTTTGGTGCGGGCATTAGACTGATCAGAAAAGTTACCAAGGTCGTAATCAGTTTCTCCGCCATGACCATGTTGGCGAGCCACCACAATACGGATGTTAGTTGAGCCACCTTTTATCGTCGCACAATAGTTCTTAGCAGCAAAGAGATCGTTAACTAGTACTTCGATGTCATGGCTATGATTGATATCAATAGCATCTTCAAGACAGCTAGAAGCGTACAGGCAATCAACGATTACTCTTAGGCGAACACATCCGCTAATCTTTAAAAGATCGGTGGATGTCGTAGATGAAATATCGCCCAGAACAACCTGCCTAATAACTTTATCGCCCGCAAAGAATATCTGCACACCGTCCTGCCAAATGTTGCCAGCATCGTCACCGCGAAACGCCACACCAAAAGAATCTTGTGTGCCATCTGGATTCATATCTATTCCTTTTTCTCTGGAATAGATTTTAAGGCTTCAACAAGCTGCTCTGCGCACTTGCGAATAAGATCATGCGTTTCCGCATTTAGGGGGGCTTGACGGGCGGCTGCAAACAGGTTTTGCAATGCTTGTTCGTTATTCATAAAATTTAACTACGTTTTAAGAACCAGTGTGTCAATGTTGAAATACCAACAGATAGAATACCGGCCAATATAGTTACTTTCCCTTTTAACTCATCCCTCCATACTTCAAGCATTTTAACCCTGCCATTTGTCAAGACAACCTGTACATGAATGCTCTCCAATTTTGCGTCTTGTGCGTCCATACGTTCAAGGATTCGCGAAAGCATCGAGTCAGTGGAATTTGGGTCGTAATTCATAGAAGGAAGATGTATTATGATTAGCAATCCCAAGCCCTGCGTGACCAGAAGTTTGCAGATAGCTTGTTTAACGTGCCCTTAATGCCCCCCGAACGAGCACAATAACTCTTTTTATTAGCGGGAGAAGATTTCTTAATTGTCATGTTAGCATCTCCAAAACGCACGATGCGCTCCTGTCCGTTCTGGCAGGCCTTAACAACGGATTTCTTCCCTCCCTTAATCTCTCGTCTAGGGCTATTGCATGCTAAATCACGTATATTCATGTAATTACAATTTTTGTATTGAGTTATGATTCATGGTTTTTTCTTGTTAATTAAATCAAATAACGCCTTAGCCTTTTCTTCTAACACAGCAACTCGCAGATCAAGTTTAGACAATACTATGATTAAAGTTATGATACCCAACAAGATAGGCCATGCTTTCATTATCAAATCTAGTGCGTTCATGATTTTTTAAGATTTAAGGTATTTAATGAAGTCGCTGTGATGAACCATTGAATTTCTCACAAAGTTGAGGTTCATTGTAAGTGAATCATACTTATAGCGATACTGATTTATTCTATTTCCGAGTACAAAAGATTCCAAAGATGCAGTTGCGTGTTCTTTATTGAAGAAACGAACCCCGGCGCCAACGTGTTGCCAACTGCCAAATGTAAATGAATTAGTGAACCCAGTCATAATATCCGAAAAAAGAGTTATATCACGATTGGCATCATTTAATCGACAGATCATTTCGGGTGGGCTGTTATTTACCTTAAAATCACGCCAAAACTTAGTGTCACTTCTTTCAGTTAAATAGTGAAGATGTACGAATGTAAGAACTTCATCGGCCATAACATTAACTCGGCTGTTATGTTGATCTATATGAGCCTGAGAACAATGCGTAAGTCCTTTTATGTTCGCTAGGAAGCTCTTCATCGTTTGTATGCCGATCCAAATAGCCGTTGATTCAAGTGGCTCAATAAAGGCCGATGCAAGACCAATGGCCATACAGTTTTTTACCCAAGGGCGAGTGTAGGCGCCGCCATCAAAATCAAGGATCTTACGAACGTCTACTTTCTGCCCTACTGCTTCCTCGATTTCACTATGGGCTTCTTCATCGGAGATATAGTCCGAATCAAATGTGTAACCACACCCAAATCGATCCTGAACCGGAATCTTCCACATCCACCCATACTTCATTGCAACCGCTTCCGTATAAGGCGGGATCTTTTCAGCATCGATGGGAAGATGGAAAGGAATAGCTCGTTTAATTGGAAGATGGGCGCGGTAGCTCTTCCAAAAACCATTAAAGTGCTTGCCGATCAAAAGACGACTAAAGCCAGATGCGTCTATTACAAAATCGCATTTCATTGATCCACCTTTCAAAAGTATTTTCTTTATATAACCTTCGCTGTTTTCTTCGGCCCCCAAAACAATGGCATCAACAGTGTTGATTCCCCTATCAACCCCAATGCTTCTCAGGTATTTGATCATTTGATCCGCATCAAAATGAACAGCAAAGTTTCCAAGGTTTTTGAAGTGAAATATCTTATTCGAGTTTGAATCAATGCTTCCATTTTTGATGAATTTTAATTGATTCTTTTCTGATGCAATTGCGGAAAGCTCAACCTCATCTAAAGAATTGCCAGAAGCAATTGCTTGCAGGGCAAGGAGTGGCACATCACAATGATTCAATAGAGTTGAATGCTCGTAGCTTAACTCTGGGATCGAGCCAAATCCATGAAAGAAGTGTTTACCGTCCCCATGCCAGTTAGTAAACTTAATGCCATTCTTGATGGTAGCATTCGTATGTTTCAATAGGTCGGAAACAGAAATACCAAGCTCATCAAAAAGTTGAATGATCTGCGGGGTTGTGCTTTCCCCGACACCAACTGAACCAATCTTAGAACTCTCAACAACGGTAATTGTTGTTCCGGGATATGATTTTTGCAGGGTAAGGGCTGCAAACCATCCAGCCACGCCACCACCAACAACAACAAAATTAAAATCTTTATCGTTTAGAGTTTTCATCGCGCCTATTTGTTTAGACCCCAATGAATTTTAAGCCAAATTCTTTCAACAACATATTGCATCAGAAAAAGAACAAAGTGAATCATTAACGCACTTCCAAGACCAGTCCAAGCAGCAGTAATCAATAAAGCTAAGATTCGGTAAGATAGAGTACGCAATAACGTACGTGTATACGTCTCAAGCATAACGACGAAGTTAAACGTCCGGGTATACCTTCACCCAACTTTGAGTTTTCTCATCCCAAGCATGAAATGGTGATGGCTGTGGCGTAGGAGGAGTCCATTCGTATGTTTCTTTGTTAAGCGTCCATGAAGGAAAAAAAGATACGGGAATAAATGCATCTAATTCTGAATCATACGTCGCCCCAATTCCAGCAGCCTTTCTTTTAGGATCTGTTAAATCCTGACGATACCAAGCGCCATTCGGAACATTGTATTCTTCCTCATGAGCATGGGCGGAAATTAAATATTCAATGCCTTCTTTGGTCGGCGTATAGTTAGGAAGACATGCAACATTTTTAACAATGCTGTCCTCACCAACGTAAGCAAAGTTAACTGTTTGAGATATAGGAGGAGCATTCATAATGATAAATATTAAGCTGTGTAGTTTCCCGAAGCACCAAAATCATGATAAGTGTTACCTCCGGTTGTATATATTGATTGACCACCGGTTCCCCTTTGGTTGCCAGCGTAGTAAAGTCGGCAAACACCTTGATAGCCATTGCCGCCTTGGCCAACACCTAAATTGCCGCCACCGCCACCACCGCAACCCCAATTAAATGCGGCCTGACCAGAAGCTGACCCGCCTCCGCCATTGCCGCCGCCGTATGATCCGCCCGTTCCTCCGCCGTATCCGCCACCGCCACCTCCGGTATATCGTGTCCACCACCCAACGGCGCCCGTTCCTCCATTCTGACCTTGACCGGCTTGTTCTCCGCCACCTCCACCACCACCGTTGTATATACTACCAGTGCTAGCTGTATTTCCCGCAAACCCCTGACCAGCAACTCCAGCTCCGCCGCTAGTTTCATTCGGATAACCACCACCACCACCGCATCCGCCAGCCGCCCCGGGGCCACCATTGCCGGTGCCACCGCCATAGCAGGTAACTCCAAATCCAGATGAGTTACCGCCGTTGAATCCCAGCCATGCTCCACCTTGAGCATTATATCCGGTGCATCCCGTTCCCGCTCCGCCAACATTCAAAGCGTAAGCTGTTCCGGGGCTTACGTTTGCAGAACCACTTATAAGACCACCACCACCTCCGCCTCCTGCATGTTGCATCCCGCCCCCTCCGCCCCCAGCAACTATCACGTAATTAACAACATAAGTGTTGGATTTACCCTGTAGATTAGACATTGATATTGCTCCACTTGGAACACCAGCAAGTGTGCGAACCGCAGCCTGATTGAGTGAAATGGTTGCGGTTGCACTTAATCCCAGTTCAATATTCACCAGAGACATCGAAATTGTGCCTAATGGTAACGTCATTAAATTAGTTGTTCTCTAGTTTATTAAGACGATTCATTGGCATCGTCATTTCAGCAGTCGCCCTTCTTTAGCGCGGCAACTTCTGCGTGGAGTTCCTTGATGGCTTCGATCAGCAGCCCAACCATGTTGCCATAAGCAACACTCTTGATCCCTTTTTCGTCAGTGAGCACTGCTTCGGGCAGAATTGCTTCAACCTCTTGAGCAATAATACCAGTGTGGCGTTTGGTTTTATCTTCGAGATCGTTCCTCGTAAATGTAACGCCGCGTAAAGTTTTTAATTTGTTTAACGCATTGGGGATTAACTCTATATTCTCCTTCAATGATAAATCAGAATAAGCGGTTATGTTGGCCGACATTGTAAGGCTTCCGCTAAATGTTCTTCCCCCAGTGTTTAAATACTCAACCCATGCGCCCCAGCTTCCTCCACTAACATTTCTTTGACATAATCTGGCAGAATTATCTTCCCAACCCCAAGCTACTTGAGTTCCCCAATAATTACTGCTGTTAGAGTGGCGATAGTTGTCGTAAAACCACCAAGTGCCACCGGGGCTATTTGTTAAATTCGCGTCGTCGCCATTATGACGAACTGCCCCTGCTGGTGAGTTATTGAAATCGGTATTTGCGTTTCCGCTCGAACCACATCGATTAATATAATTGCTGCTATTTAAGAAAGTAGCCGAAGCCGCACTGCCGCTAATATTGGTCTGATCCCCAGTGTTCGTTCCTGATAAGTTGTTTGCTGCCCAGTTGCCAGAATCGTCGCAGTACGCGCCCCATCCACCAGCTTGATTCAGAAAACCAATGCGATTAGAATTACAGTGGATGGTTCGTGTGCCCTCATCCGTGTCCACCATGTTAATATTGCTGGACGAAGTATTGCCAACAGTAAGCGTGGTTCCGTTGATCGTTAATGCACCAGTTAGCGTGCCGCCACTCAACGGAAGCGCGTATGTAGTATAGTTAGCCGAGGTCAGGAACTTGTATTTTGCCGCGCCCCACGACCAGCCGCCGTAGGTCCATTGATTATCGGTATCCAATCCGAAGTAGCCTGCGAAGGCACCGGGACGATGGAACGAAATGAATGCGGGGTACGACGCACCCCCACCGGTTACCTCGAATCCACCGAGGCCACCACCGGAGTTGTCTATTTGGTATACTTGTGCCGCAGTCCATGAGAACCTAGTCGCGGTGGCGGTCCCGTTAAGTCCAGATGAGGTGGTAGCCGTGGTAGCCGTTGCAGCATTACCCGAGCAGGAAGTTGAGCTTCCGCTGATGTTCATGCTTTGCCCACTTATAAAAGTAGCAACCTTTGCGGCTGTTGCAGAACGATGATAATTATCCCCAAACTTAGCCATAATGTGAGTTATGGTCCCTGTCTCTACGTTATCCGTAGTATTGATATACTGCCCAAAATAATACCCGCCAATGGTTAAGTGATTACCACCATCCCTTACACAAATAGTTGATGCTGTACCAGCGGTTGTCGGAGTAAATCCACCGGCCAACGTTGAGTTTGCTGCTAGAGTAGCCGTTGCCGCATTACCCGTGCAGGAACCTGACGATCCCGTGATATTTGCTGTTACCGTATTCGGGAAAGTAACAGTCCCCGCACCCCATGACATAATACCATAATAAGAGGTATTGGCTGCCGTTGGTGATATAAACGATCCAACATTCCTGACCATTATCTCGCTGCCATTTCCATTAAATGATCCTGATGCATTTGCGATAGGGTCCACACCTAAACATACTGTCACGCTACCCGAAGTAGCACCAATAACGGCGGCACCATAAGAGGTGCTATAACCAAAATTAGAGGACTTTAGCATCTGTATCGTGCCAAAGCCGCCGACCGCGCTGACGGTGCCAGTGATTGCGAGTGCGCCCGTACTAGCATTAAATGATAATTTGCTAGCCGTTGTCTTTGGAGTGGTGGCGGATCCAACCGCCGTTACCATCACCGGATAGAGTGCCGTTGAGGCCAAATCATCCGTGGTTGTAATGGTAGTCCCCGGACCAGCAGCACCCGTAGCCCCCGATGGACCAGTAGGACCCGCAATACCCGTAGCACCGCTAATGCCAACGACACCCGTCGCACCAGTAGCACCTGATGGGCCTTGTATGCCCGTGGCGCCCTGTATGCCCTGTACGCCGGTTGCGCCCGTACCACCGGTAAGACCAATGACACCGGTAGCTCCAGTAACACCAACAGGTCCTGTAACACCTTGCGTGCCAGTTGGTCCCATAACACCGGTTGCACCGACTGCTCCGTTAACACCTGTAGGACCAGTAGCGCCCGTCACACCAGCACCAGTAGACCCAGTAGCCCCAGTAGTTCCTTGTGGGCCGGTAATACCCTGTGGTCCCGTAGATCCTTGTAATCCAGTTGGGCCAGTGCTTCCTTCTGGTCCTGTTGGACCAGCGATACCCGTTGGACCTGTTACGCCGGTTGCACCGGGTGCGCCGACAATACCAGATAGATTAACCGTCCATGATGCATACGTACCGCTACCAGCAGTGTGCGTAACCACGCCAACCATAACACCTGTAGCATAATTATAGCTCGTTAGGTCTAAATTAAAATGATTTGTTTCGTCATATTGAACGACAACTTCTTGAGCCGCCGTATAAGCCAATCCAACTTCAACGGTTAATGTAACTGTATTACCAATTGATGGAATGGCTAAACTGGTTGTACTAATGGTCGAATAACGATCACCCTGCGGGCCGGTGGGTCCAGTCGTACCTTGTAAGCCTGTTGGTCCCGTCGTGCCCTGTACACCAGTAGCACCCGTAGTACCTTGCTCACCTTGAATACCCGTTGGTCCAGTGGTGCCTTGTACGCCCTGAATACCGCTAGCACCTGTTGGGCCGGTTGAACCAATTGGACCTGTTCCACCCGTAGGGCCGGTTGTACCCTGCAATCCTGTCGGTCCAATCAAACCAGTAGGCCCAGTAGTACCCTGTGGTCCTGTTGGCCCCATAAGCCCCGTAGGACCGGTAGTACCCATTGGACCCGTCGTACCTTGTGGCCCGGTTGGGCCTGTGGTGCCCGTCGGACCTGTTGTACCCATGGGTCCGGTCGGACCCGTCGTTCCAGTCGGGCCGGTAGTTCCGGTAGGACCTGTAGTGCCCTGTAAGCCCGTAGGACCTGTCGTTCCTTGCGGACCTGTTGGACCTGTCGTACCAGTCGGACCACTAGGCCCCATGATACCTGTGGGACCAGTTGTCCCTTGTGGACCTGTAGGACCGATAGGCCCAGTTGATCCAGTACAACCAGATGCGCCGGTCGGCCCAATCAGATCAGGAAATATAATATCAAAATTAGGCGGGGTACACCAAACAGGAGTTGCGCAAGATGTACAAGACATGCTGGTTAGATTAACAAAAGCCCCATCATCAGGCAAGGTCCAGTAAGCCTCTGATATGAAGACCGTCGTGCATACTTAACAAACATTCCTTTTCCTTGGGGGCGGAAAATTGAATGCCAATCATTTCGTGATTTTTATTCATCATTTTAATTTTATTCATAGGGAGGCGTTCAAATAATTTTTCATCAAAATCAATTCCATAATATTGAACAATAGCGACTAACCACTCCTTAGAACACCCATCCTCAACGGCTTTTAATAGGATCGCCCACGCCAGCCCTTGTGCCCCGGGGGTAACATAATCAATAGAAAATCTACATTTTCTTTCCGGGGAGGTATAAAACTCATTATTCATGTCATCAAGGACTTATGATAGCATTAACACCCTATTGACAAGTACATAATATTAATGTTACTGTCTGATCATCAGGGGTCTAACCGTTAGGTCGGCTCGCCGCAAGGCATACCCGCTGTGAGCAAACGGGTCTAGCGCGCTTGGAACTACCCACCGAGCGGCAGAAGTAGTGGCTGCTTATCCACGCGTACAACAACTAAACTAGATTCCCATGCCTATTACTCCCACAGCTGCATTCATCGATCTACCCACAGCGGTTCAGATCTTCGCAAGCGACCCTTCGCGCATCATTGCGCCGATTGGTGCCGCACTTGCTGCCAATGTACCTTATCTCTCTGTTCTTTCTCAAAAGACCTTTGAAGCTCAGGTTTCCCCAGTTCACGTTTCGACTATTCAGGGCCGCACGGTCCCCGGTACGTCGATGACGTTCCCAACGTTCACCACGATGGGTAACGTTACCAATATTGGGCCTAATGCTGGTAACAGCAAATCAGGCACCTCAAGCTATCAGTATTCTGCTAAGATCTATCAGGATTTCTCTGATGTGATCGCGCTGAATGTTGCTTATAACGCGTTCAAGGAGTCCCTTACGACTCAGTTGAATTCGGTGCAACAGTACTCGACCGAGCTGATTAACGCTGATACGCGCGCTGAAATCTTCACCCGTTCTGGTGTGAAGGCCATCGTGCAGAGCGGTGTTAACTTCTACTCCACCATCTCCGGTGGTCAACAGCAGATCGATGTCGCGCTGCCGAATACCCATTCGGATACGCGTCTGTCGTTTGAACTGTTGCATCATTATGCTCGTTTTCTCACGCAAGATCTTCTTGCTTGGAAGTTCGGCGAAGGCGAAGGCGCACACGTGCGCTTTATCGGTTCCGCTGACATCCTTGAGTCAATGCGTCAGGACTTAGGTGGGGCGGCTGGCCCGGGTGCTTATGTTACCTACCCAGTTGGTCCTCTTGCAGTTAATGCAATTTCTGGCGACTCAGAAGCCAAGAAAGGCATGACGGGTTACATCTTCAAACCGATGTTCCGTGGTATTGACTTCGGTGAGGATCAACGTCCCCTCCGTTACAACTGGAATGGTTCGACCTATGTTGCTGTGGAGCCTTATGCGTCCGTCGCTGGCACCACTGGCACCATTGAAGTCGTTAATCCCGGTTGGCTGGTCGCTTCTCACGAAGTTGGCTTCTTGTTCGCTCGTCAGTCTTTCGAGCGTCAGGTTCCTGCCAAGTACGTTGGCGAAGGTCGCGTTAAATGGGCTCAACAGATGTTCGGTGGCGAAGTTATCTTCGGTGCCTATCCTGACATGGTGCAGAACTTCTTCCGTAACTACGGAGTTCTGGCGTTCCAAATTGGTCGTGCGTTCCGCCCGATCTATCCTTGGTTCGTTCTGCCTATCGTCTACAAGCGTTGCTTGGCTGATGACACCCTTGCTTCTTGCTCGGGCGTATCTGGCCTTAATGCCTAATAGCTAGGTAATAATTCAAAGGGGGGGGATCAAAAGTCCCTCCCCTTTTTTATGCCTATACGTGAACCATATGGCCATTCAAATGATACCAACCACTGCCTTCAGGAGCATTAGCCGGTAACGATAAATCGTTTATTTGCATAAAAATAGCATCAAATCGTTTAGCGCATGTTTGCAGAGAATATAGTCTCGTTGCTCGATCAGAAGTATATTGGCGGTCGATTTTACCCGCATTGACGTTATTAATGGCATCCAGCCAATCGCCCAACGTATGGCAGTTATAACCAGTAAGGCCGTGTGCAAGGGTTTCCGAGAAACAACCAAAGCTAGACGCTAATAGAGCGGCACCGCATAATTGACCCTCAACGCCTGCTCCACCAAATGGCTCAATATAACGGGTCGGCATTAGCAGTGCTTTGGCCTTTCCAAGCAATTTGCCGCGTTCTGCGCCCACAACCGGTCCAATGTACTCAAGGTTCTTGTGCTTCCACGTAGAGGCGTCTCCTTGGCCCGCTAGGATGATCTTTTCGTTGATGTTGTCGGCAATAGCCTTTACGACATCGAGGCCCTTCTCTGGGCATATGCGGCCATAATAGAGGAGGTATTCTCCCTTATTGGGATTAAACGGCCAGTCATTAAGGTCGAAGTAGTTAGGTACTATCCACATGTAGTCTTTTCCACCTTCACCAACTACCGGTAAATTGTCCGAATTATGGATGATCCTGCCCGACCCATCAAAATGAAGCTTCTTACCCAAGTGATAGTGCATCCATGCCGATGATTCAAAGATACGAAAGGCGCCAAAGTCTACGTCAGGATATCCAATGCCAGTTTCAACGTGATATTGCTCCGAGTAGAGTTTAACGAGATCTGCGTGAGCCCGACCAAAGGGATGGCAGATGATATCGTGCTTTTTAACCCTTTTGTTTAACTCTACCTTTAATCGCTTATCAAATTCTATCCAGTGGGGCGAGCCAACAACTGCTGTATTACCATGGAAGCCAGCATGTTCCCGCTTTCCAGCCAATAAGTGTAATTCATCCTTAGAAAGAATCATAACCTTGTTATTAGCGTCTGATTCTGATTCGCCATTGGCGTACTCAAAGCACTCATACCCAAGCGGTTGCATCATCTTAGGTATGCGCAAAGCCTTCTGCGTGAAGGCACAATGATGATGCTCCGTATCGGGAATGGTGTGGAACGGAACAAGGATATGTAGTGTGGGCTTCATTAATTGAATATCATTACATTTTGCAGTAGCCAACCCATGTGGTAGCCGTTGCGCATATAGTTGACGAAATCTTCTGTGGCAATTGGATCGTACTTGTAGCCATACCAACGGAAGCGAGCAGCCCAATATGACTTGTTCTGGCAGTTAATATGCCCGTCGCCACCCTGTCCATGTAGAGCGGCGGAAAACATAATCATGGTCGGCTCACATCGAGCGATATATCGGATATAGTCCCATGATTTATCCTCCGGGATATGCTCACCCACCTCTAACGACAATACAACGGCGTATTTGTGGAGTGGATCCTCGTTGGTAATATCGGAAATGATGCAATGCTCTTCATTAATGGCGCGGTCATCGATATCCACGCCAAATGCGTTGATTCCACGCTTACGCATTTCTTTAACGTAATTCCCGGGCCCGCAACCGACATCGAGGACGTCAGTAACGCCATACCCCATGAGATATTCAGCAATACGTTCAGCCTGTGGTGTCTCTTCATCAAGGATCTTCTCATAGTTACACTTTTCGGTGAGTTCCATTTATGACTTGCTGTATAAGTCGTTGTCATGCCTAATACAAGCATGAAAGTTAACTCATCAAATATTTCAGAAGTCAACTACGACGAAAAGACCTTTACCATGGTGGTCGTGTTTAATAACACCAGCGCCTATCAATATTTCGGTGTCCCGGCTAACGTTTACGATGACTTCATGGCTTCCGGTAGTAAGGGGCGATTCCTAGCCACTTATATCAAGGGTCGATTCAGCTCAAGCAAGATCCAGTAACTAGGCATTTAAGCAAATGATGTCAAACTGGTCCCCGTCCATATTGACGTTCATATATATGTTCCGGTAAGAGTATTTGTGATTTGTTAACCAGTCAAAGATTGCTGACTTATCCACGCCAACTCGTTTGAGGGTATGAGTGTTGATTTCAATAACCATTATTGGCCTTAAAGCATTAATGGTTTTTTCGCCACCCTTCAACACATCAAGCTCAAAGCCTTCGCAATCCATTAGGATGAAATCAAGCTCAGTTAGTGACAGGCTATCAATGGTCGTGGTTTCAAACTCACCATCGTCCGACTTCTCGATGTAAGCCATACCGATATTGTCGTTATCGCATTTCACTTTGTACTTATGTGGAAACATGGACACCGCGAGATTATGGATGTCCACGTTATCGTACTTACCTAGATTGTAGACGAGGCATTCATAGGCCTCCTTGTTTGGCTCAAAGCATATGACCTTCTTTGCCTTATCAACAAATGCTTTGGCGTAACAACCAATGTTGGCGCCCACGTTTAACATGACGCCGCCATCCTTGAAGTAATTGAGGTAGGTCTTCAGTGCGTGCTGATCAAAATCGAGCCTGCCCCATTCCTGTACCCACTTACCAAGATGACTATCTCTTTCGACGACGGCTACTCCTTCCTTGGTAATCTTCATTTACTTTTTTTATTGGGCGTTTCTTTAGCAGCCATTTCTATGTCGAGGGCAGCGGCTTCTTCTTCCGTCATGCGCTTTATTTTGTACTCGTCAAGTTGTGCTTGGGTAAGCTCAGAAAATTTCTCAACTGCAACATTGGATTTAGGTTTATTGGGAGCGATCCCTTTGCCAAATTTCTTAGCTATTGCGCCTTCAAATGACGCAAGACTTCTCTTAGTATTATTGACCGTAAATTGACCGTCGCCCGGAACCTCAATTGTTAATTTAGGTAATCCGCTGTCTCTAAGAATTAAATTAATACCGGCAATAGCGCGCTCAACCTTTCTTTTACCTTCGGCTCCACCCTTGCCTTCGTACACCCTAATATCCATTAAATGATTTTCATATTCAGCCTTCAACTTTGCGTCCTTAATATCAGGAACTTCAGGGGCCTGTTCTTTCAACTTTGCAACAGCATCAATTAAATAATCCTTTTGAGCGTCTAATTGTTTCTTCGTGGATAATGACGAAACCTTTTTATTAAGTTCAGCTGATGGCGCAGCAGTAGTACCAGCCTTCGTTTTAACGATCTGTGCTTCAACCGGTGGCAACGAAGCAAGCGCCTTGCCCTTAGACTTAACAACCGGTTTTTCCGCAACAGGAGCTAGTGCTTCCTCTACCTTGGGCTCTACTTTTGGCGCTACTTTAGCCGCTGGTGCCTTTGGTGGCTCTGGTGGGGTTTCTTTAACCGCTGGAGCTGCTGCTGGGGGTTCCTTGGGGGGTAATCCCTGCTCAAGCTTTGCAACCTTATCCTGCATTATTTTTGTAACCATTGAGTTGCCTTTCTCTATCAAATAACGATTACCCGCATCAATATTAAGACCCAGTTCAACCGCTCTATCGGCCAGAGCCTTACCAGTTAGTGGCGCGGATGCCTCTACGGGCGCAATAGCGGGCTTTTCAGCCACAACAGGAGCCGCTGGTGTCTCAACAGCCGCAAGGGGCTTGGCAACGGCTGCAACGGGTGCTGGCATAGTTGCTAATGCGCTTGGTTTTTCGACTTCTGGCATATTAGCCACCCCCTCAAGCGTATCCGAATAGCTTTCGGACTTAAACTTTCCCCTAATGTTATTATTAAAATAAGTTCCTGCGCTTGTAATTTTACCCCTTAATTTTTCAATAGCTTTTTTATCGCCCGCTAAAATATCTTCACTTACCATTGATTTTTTATCTACATCAATGCCAAGTGACTTTGCTTGATCAAGAAGGGCTTGCCCATCAACTTCGGCGACGTTTTTATGCGAATTTATGTACCCCTCATAAATATCCTTGGGCACATTTTGGAAGTAATACGTTCTGCCCTGAAATTGAACAGCCATAACATTTGTCTTAGCATCATAAGCAGCAAATTGACCATTTGCAGAATTTCTTGGTGTTCCAACAGCATCTCCGCTCATAACAGCAACTTTGTTCGCAACAAAATCTTTAAACGAACCGGCCACATAGTTCTGTGGTCTTTCAACGGGAGGTGCAGCTGGATTAGGGGTTTCAGCAACAGGAGCAACAGGAGCAACAGGAGCAGGCTTTGCCGCAGGCGCCTCAGTAGCAACAGGCGCAGCTTCTGTCGATTTAGCAGCCGCAGCAGGAGCCGCAGCAGCAGCCGCAGCAGGGGCTGCTGGCTTGGGTTGTTCCACCACGACCTCTGGGGCTGGCGTCGACGGTGGCGGAGGTTGTGGCGGAGTAACATCACGCTCATTTAATGGCGTTACATTACGAGCTTCCGCAGGAACTCCTTCAACTACATCTCTCGCTTTAAAATTAAATGGACCAGCGGACCAATCCTTGCGCCATTCATCACTAAGACCACGCGCTTTTTCGGTGACATAATTTTTTGTTTTTGCAGCAAGCGCCGTAGCGCGAGGGGCAAGCGCAGCACCCGTACCAAAGGCCGCACCAGCAACCGCCGGTTGAGTTTTATCTGATCCGGGAGCCCCGGTTAAACCACCGTAACCAGCGCCAAGAACACCGCCAGCAGTTCCCTGTTTAATCGCTGTGCCTGATGTCGTAGGTTGTAGCTTGCTTGTTTGTTTTGCTAATTCTTTTTCAACCGAAAGATTGGCTCTAGTGGCTTCATCAAGGGCATTTTGAGCCCTTACATATTTTGCGTTTGCAATATTAAGAGCCTTTAAATCCTGTGCCGAGTTGGCTAATTTTATGTCCTGTATAGCTTCAGCAACTTCACCGGTACGAAGTGTAATCTCTCGATTAACCTCTGCTGCGCTCCTAAAAGCATAACCCGATGGTTTATCGCCAAGTAGATCAGCCACACGACTGGCTTTTCCGCCCGTTGCTAAATCAGCAGCAGACATTGTTACTTTAGATAAGCCAGTTCTTCCTGAAAGAGCTTTGGCGGCGGCGGCAGTTGATTGTTCTTCTGTCAGAACCCTAGCGGTGGCCTTTCCTGCTACCGAAGCAGGAATAAACATTGGGGCAATTACTTCGGCTACGTCGGCCATAGGATTATCAGGCCCACCCGTATTCAGGCTCTTTATATTATTATTTATCCAACGAGCGTATTTAGCTTCATCTTGGGCTCTCTCTCTTGCAACTATTGCCGCCTCCTCATAATTACCGCGAGAAGCCGCAATTTGCTGTTTTACTCCGCCAAGCGCATTAAGTCCCATTGGGACCAATGATGCCACCCCAGCCAAAGAACCACTGGCCGCACCAGTGAGTGCATCAACGGGGTTTTTAATAACTTGCTCAGAGGCTTCACCAATTCGCTTACTTGCCGACAAAGCCATTCCACTAATGACTGATCCGGTTTTCTTTAGGGATTCCTTAGCAGAATCCAAACTATCCGGTATGTACTCATTTGAAAATCTTTTTAACGCCCCGGGATTACGTTTATAGTAATCGGCCATATGTTTTTCATATGCATCCCCAATTTCCTTATTATCTGGGTCGGCCTGTAGTTCACGATTAAGCTTTTGGCCATATTCCAAATCAAAATCATTTTCTTTTTTGTTTTTATCAACAAGTGTTGCTGCACCACCGTTAGCTTTAGCAACCGCCTCATTGTAAAATTTATCAAAATCTGCTGCTCCAGCAGTATTTGTTGCTGTAGTACTCATGGAAATATTATTTCCCACCCGTTGCTTCATTAAATAATTTAAGAATATCTTCTTTAGATCTAATTTTTCCATCAAGGCCTCTAAGATTAAGGTCAATAAAACTCTTTAGGTCTTGTGGCTGCTTAGAAGTTGCGTTGCTAATAGGACCTTCCGCAGACGGTTTGTTGGCAAGAGGTAATACATCTGCCGGTGTCCATGGAGCATCCGGTCCATCGGGAAGAGCATTATAATTAAACTGACCCGTTTTTCTGTTTATAAGTTCATCATGCTGAAGGGCAATTTCATTCGGATTTGAATAACCCTTGTTTTTTAAAGCATTATACAAATTCCAAGTAATTCTGTTTTCGTTAAGTTTCCAATCTTTATCACCCGGAAGTAAATCACTGCTTCCCAATGGATTAAGAGTTGAATACTCATCGTATTTATCGTCAAATCCCGTAATTACACCATAAGCATTGGCGTATTTTTCTTTAGCCCTAAAATAATCTATTGCATCTTGATTTCCAACAATAAAAGCCAATCCTAATTCTTTTCTGACGTCATTTGTTACGTTTAAGCCGCCAAGGGCTTGTGTAATTTGTTGCATTTCTGTTACGGCAACACGACCACCAACAATGCCCTTAGCTTGACTTTGACCAGCCTGTGCCTGCAATCCCTCAAGGGCTTGTATGTCAGGATTAATTACTCTGCGAATATCATTAATAAATCCACCAATAAATGGCAATTTTGCATAAGTAGATACTTTATCTCCAATATTTAATGACCGACCTATCATTGAATTAACTTTTTGAAGAGTAGCAATTGTTTCACCAGCACCCTTCAGTTCTTTACTTGCTTCATTTTGTTCGGAAAGTAAACGAGAGTTTGCGGATCCGGGCGTTGATTGCCAATTGATGTTTTTGACTGTTGCTGGATACCCACCAACAATAGCTCGCTTGGTTGCATCTTCAGGGTTTTTACCCGGTCCCCAAACAGTATCTTGTTTACTATTTAAATATCCAAACCCTTGAACAAATGGAGGGTTATTTGGCGTTGTTGGATTAACGGCAGAATTTGCCGGTGTCGGTAAAACAAGAGCGGGTGGTGGTGGAGTGACAGCAGAAGTGACAGCAGGAGTGGCAGCAGGAGTGGCAATGGGAGTGCCAGCGGTGCCGTCAACAGAAGAAGTGACAAGAGGAACCGCTGCAACATTAACAGGAGTTGCCGCAGCGGCTGGAGGCGTCGCAAATGACCCTAATAACGATGCCCCCGGTGCTGGAGCTGCTGCTGGAGCTGGAGCTGCTGTAGCTACCGGTGCGGGTTGCGGGGCTAAAAATTGATTTGATGCCTGTAATGCAGCAAGACTGGATCTAGTTATTAACGTTTTGCCGCCAATGGGAATTGGTTGTCCAAGCGCATTGGCACTATATTGTTGAACATAAACCATTTGCTCTCCTTGAGCATTATCTGCTGCGGATCCTGCTTCCATAGTAGTAATAGATCCCGGCATGCCCTTGTTCATAAATGCGGCTGGATATCCTTGGGTAATTACTCCATTTGCCGTTTGAATTAATGGAGGCATTCCGGGTCCGGCAATATTGCGAAATCCAGAACCGGAAGTACCTTGCGCTGTAGCCCCTACACCACGATTTTGATCCGCCGCAATTTGTTCTACGCTCCCTATTGCATTCGGATCTAAAGCAGAAATTGCTCCGATTGAACGGGCAGCTAATACACCTTGAGCTTTCTTATTACGATAGTCCTGAATCAATACTTCTTCTTCTGGGGCAAGCAATCGTCCCTTTTGCTCATCAGCAGCCTTTTCATATTGTGCTTTAGCAACAATAGCCTTTGTTTGTGGACCGACCGACATAGCATCCTGATAGGACTTCAATCCACCAGTAAACCCAGCCCGAATATTGGGCGAATAGTCCATACCAAGCTGATCCTTCACATTTATCGATGTGGGGAGCGCGCTAAGTGAAAAACCGGCTGTTGGGCTAGTGGCCATAATTATTAAAGTTTATCTTTTGAAATATGACGAAACGGCTCCTGATGGAGGGGTGAACGAATTTGTATATTTGGGCGCATTTGTACTAAAATTCGTTACCATTGTGGTAGGTGTATTCCAAGGCGTATTTTGAGCTACGGGAATTTTACCAAAACCATTACTAAACCCGCTGCTAAATGCCCCAGTGATACCACCAAGGATTTGAGCATTTGCCGCTGCACTAGCCGAGCGTGCTTGATTGGATGCCGTTGTCTTATCAACATTAAATTGATTCTGAGCCGTATTCTGGCCAATAGCGGCACTAGCAAGTGAGCCCGGATCAAGACCCGAGGTTGGCAAGGGATTAGCGGCGGATAATGCTGCGGCCTTTGCTTGATTCTGATTACGGATATCGTAAGAGGTAAGACCAAGTTGGGCGGCGGTCAATGGACCGGCACCAAACCCACCCGCACCAGCACTTGTCATCGCAGAACGAGTAACGGCATTCTGAACATCAACAGGAAGTTGGCCACCACGGGAAAGATCTTCAGCTACTTGTTTCTGTACGCCAAAACGTGCCGCCGACAAGTCGGGCATGTACTGCTTCTCAAGCTCGATTGATTTTACTAAATTCTCTTTAGCATTAACCTGAGCCTGTTCTTGCAAAGCCTGCAAATCGATGGGCTTGTACTGTAAATTAGCAATATTCTTGGCGTTAGCACTGGCCGCATTTTTGGCCATAAGGCCACCACCAACAGCCGATGCTGCTAGTGCGCCAGCAGCAACTATGCCTCCAGTTACAGCCGCCGTGCCTCCTGCTATAATAGTTCCGCCTACGACAATGAATGACATGGTTGAGTTGTGTTTTGGATAAGTGGATTCTGATAGTTCTCTACCAGTGATTCCTCAAGCTTAACAATGTTAGTTTCTTCATCCAGATTGGGGTGTATCGTCGTCCATGTGGTGTCTTCGTGTACGAGAGCCGCACGACGTGTGCCTGCTTCTGATACGAAGGTATAGGGAGCCTTTATTTCACGCAAGTCACCTATTTCGTTATAAACGGTAAGACGGCCCGATGATACGATATTAAGGTGGCGGGTCTTGTGGATCTTCCCGGTAATAACAGAACCCGCTGGGCAGAACATCTCACGTGCATAAACACCATTTGAGAAGTGATGCGTAATCTTAATATCAGCCTTCGGTAGCTTATAAATCTCTGCCTCTAATCGATTGATTTTGTCATGACGCGCTGCTTCCTCCTGCTCAACGTTAACGCAGGGGGCGACTTCCATCAATGATTCTAATTGGGCTGACATATTAGGTTGGGTAACCACAGAATACAAACCACCGAGGACCTACAACGGCATTGGTATTATTTAAAACTGCCAATATGGTGGCGGAGGCGGAGATAAGTGAAGTGGTCGCGGCCTGAACAGAAGTATTGGAACCCGACAGGATTTCCGTTTGATCGCGCAAAGCCTGTACCTGCAATTGCGAGTACGTTTCGCTGATAGGAAGCGAACTAATCGTTCCAGCGGTCGGTAGCGCAGGAGGATTCGATATACTGGTAATTGCCGTATTAGCGGGAAGCCCTGAAAGACCGCTCAGGAATGAATAGGTGGGCAATGCACCAGTTGTAAATAATGTCAATAGGTTGGATCTTTGTACCTGTGTAAGGCTGGGCATGACACTATTGGTAATTGCGCGCCCGTTAAGTAAGACCCAACCATTGGCAAGATCATCAGAATTGCGAATTGCGGCCTTTAAGTCGCCAACTTGCAATTCACTGACAGGGGTATACGACCCAAGCGTACCATTCCAGTCCTCAAAACGACGAGAAATGGTATTGTAGAAAATGCCTTGATCGCTTTCTGGGGCGGAGGATCCCTGAATAAAGAAACTTACGTCAGCCGAAATTGAACCGCCGATGCTATCGGCAATGATTTCCATTAAGTCATCCATGTTCACGGCCTGTACTCCAACCGGGACAGGCGTTGCCGTAAGAGTAATAGGGATATTCTGTGCCATGGATTCTAGTTTATCAGTAAAGGGTTATTGTGACAAGGGAAGTTGGTATCCTGTCTCTGTGAAGGTATTTACGGTGGGCGAGAGGGCATCCTTTGCTGGGCGTTTTACTAGGGTATATGCGGGGAGATTACCAGCAACAAATTCAGGACATCCTTCTTCTGGTAGAATGCGCTGACCGGTTTCCGCCGCAAGAACTTCGCCCTCCGTATTGTCGGGGTTAATGTCCGTTGCAAGACGGTAGGCCTTTAAGGCGCCTACACCAGTAAAAGTGAAGTATAAGCTAAAGGCGGTATCAATGTCGTCTTGATATTTACTTTCTACGTTAGCGGACGTGCATGCCTCTGGATCTCTATTATCCTTGGATAGAAGATCGCGAACTTGTTTGGTAAAACTCGTCGATACTGTATTATTTTTAAGTGGGAAATAATCTGGATTATTGAGAAGAATAGATCCCGGAGTCGCTGATACCGATGTATCCATCAATTGATGATATTGACCGCGTAAACCCTTCCAATAACCTTCAACGCTCAAATTGCCGTAAAGTTGTGTAATTAGTATACGAAAATGCCTAAATATAGATTTAGAAAATGGCGAATCGGTAACAGCATGAGCTTTTGTTTCAATAGCCCACGTAATTGGGTTGCCGTTATCAGCACGATTACCGTTGAAACCTTCCCAAATGCGCATAACACCATCATAATCAAGAGATAAGCAGTATGTTCGTATTACGCCATTAATCTCATTTGTAGCCCATTCAACAGGACGAAGACCCGTCCATACCCCTTGCCACGCCGTTACGCTGTAAGCACTTGGCTGAGCATACGTAAATGGCACTGGGGTAACAATGCGATCTAACACTTGAGTATGACCATTATAGACCCTCCCGTGATACATAGAAGGGTAATTAGATTCTGGACCGTTTACGGCAACGGGAACCGACCACCATATATAGGAGTCAAATTTACCGGCACAAATCCTAGAACGATCACCCGACATCTTGTTCTTGGAATAGACCATTTCGCTATCAATAGGCGGCAACGCCTGCGTTATGGTCTGCGTGCCAAGAGAATCAAGAGATACAATGCCGCTATCGGAATACCAGTACAATAGGCCCATATGGGCGATCATTGATTTATGAGATACGCATGATAAACCGGAGAATACTTTTCTTTTAAAATCAACTGTGTATCTCCATTGTGTTCGGTCTGTTACGCCTGACCACAAAGTAAAAATACCGCCTTTAGTTCCCACAAACAGCATGTTTTCTAAAACACCTGAAGTTCCACGATCAATGGCGCCGGTTACGTCATCAGGAAAAGTAAAGCTTGGAACGTTAACCAATACAGTTTCTTCTGTAAAGTGCAGTGGATCATTAAGATCTGAAGCATAGCCTTCTTTACCGCTAAATATCCAAAGCCGATTATTACTCCAAGCCATGTATTGGCCAATACGTGTTTGATTATATCCATCGATATAAATCGTGCTGCCAAGACTGTCCGTTTCCCAACGTTTTGTTGGATTTAAGTGACCGCCCGATGTTCCGTCCCAATAACCAGCGCGAGATACACCGTCTTGAATAATAAGAATATTACGGGGCGGAGTTACTACAATAATTCCAGATTGTATGTCAGATGTCTTTACCGTAGCAGCCGTGTTTATTTGATCGGCATTACGACTAAATCTTAATGCAGTAATTAATCGGGGTGGCTGGATCCCTCCATTGGAATCAATCGAACAATAGAATACGGCACCAGACACCCCAAAGATAAATTGATTATCGCCAGACGTTGTCTCAAATATCGTAAAGAACTGCGGATAAACAACTTGTTCGTTATTGCCAGCTGGATCATGCCACCACGTGTAGAATTCAGTCCCAGCTTCATAATCAAGACTAAGTACAGAATCATAACCCGGACGAGTTTGCCAAATACCACCCTTATTAACGGCGTTTTCAGCCCATCGAACCTGTGTGTCCTTGATGTATTGCTGATCTAAATAGCTGTCAACCCCATCAGTGAACCCGATGAAGTCCTTAAACGTGCGTGTTTGCGGGACTGATTGCATGGGTTGATTATATTAGCGGTAGTCGATGCATCCAAGTCCATAGCCGGGTTCTACCTGTAATTTGAAGGTTGCGGGGCCGTTCTGAATAAAATCCATATCCAATAGAATCTGAATTGCTTTGTTTTCGTAAGCCTGTGCAATTTCTAAGTTATTCGTTTCAAATAGTCGTATTGACTTCAATAAGAACAACATAGCTTGCTTTGATGGGAATGGAACAAGGTCCGTGTCATAAACGAGTTTGATTTCACTGCGTCTATACTTAACCCTGACCCATTTGCAGGCCGCGTTAACACGAATGCGACGATACTGTGGTTGTGTCTCGTTAGGGGCGTAATAACCAAGCGTGCGGCCATTTGCCTGCTGTACACCGGGGAATGCGATGAGCTTTATGTACCCAGCTGTTACTGGCTTAACTACACGTGTAATACGTTTAAATTGGGTCGCGTTAGGGTCCGTAGCCGCATAACCATTTAATAACGGGACGTTTACCATAACAAACTTCTCGTTATAGTTGCTGTCCATCGTGTCTCCGTACACTTGAAGGGACAAGTTGCCTTGCCCGTCGTCGGTATCTTCAACAAATGCGGCAACATACGACCATCCGTTAAGGTTCTGGAAGACGGGACTAAAACCCTGATCGTCCCACGTATAATCGCACATGGCGCCAACCCCGGGACCACGTTCAGAGCCCGGACCATTGATGTGGTATTGAAACCATGAATTCCTAAATAGGGCCGGGAATCCACCAACGTTACATGCTAAAATAGTACCAACTTCTGATGGAAGGGTAACCAGACCGCATTCATCGCTGCATATGTCCATCGTACCCAATAACGGATCCCATTGGGCGCGATACGTCGCCAGTTCAATTGCTCGCTGTATATAATCAATGATGGCATCGCGATTATCAATGCCGAGTACATCGCGGCTCTTTGAAGCCGTAATGATTTCACCGAGCGTCGGAGGACCGAGTGAGGCTTGCCCGTGAGTCAGCATGGTTATTCTTCGGTTTCGTCGTCCTCACCTTCGTCTTCAGATGAGTCGTAGTCTTCATTGCGGTTTTTCTTCTTCATGACCTTGGCGGTCATTTCATCAATGATGTCATCAGGATCATCCGATTCATCGTCTTGTAAACAAATGGTATGGATTTCCAGCTCAACGGTGGTGTTGGGCTCATCTTCATCATTCTTGCTAACGCTCATATTTTTAATTTTGAAATCAACGAGCATGCAGCCTTCTTCCGGTAGTTTCTCAAGACCTTCAACGTTGCTCAAAAACAGACGGGGATAAACCTTCTTTGGCTTATCTTCTTTATTAGACTTCATATTAGAAACGCCAAACATATCTGGTCGTTTAGAACCAAGCTCAATATGGATGGGGAACGCTGCTTCTCTTTCTGATTCATTCATGGGTTGTTAATTGGTTAAAATTATACCGTAGTTCCATCATTGTTTCCATTGGTAAATCCGGGCGAAATTATTACATTGGCAGGAGCAGCGTAAGCGGTGATTTGAGCGCCTAGCAAAAAGACATCATCCCCTGAGTTTAGGATCAAATTATTAAATTGTGTTACCCCGGCTTGAACCCAATGCCCATAACTAGATACCGTTCCATAATTATCGTTTGTTAGCGCGCTTGTCGGGCGAAGCCGAGCCCATTTGAATGTAGCTACAGTATTATAAAGACCATTTTGCAGCCAAACATCTCCATTTTGACTTTCAGTACCGTTACCGGTCCACCCAAGTTGCATTTCAACATGGAACAAATAAGTTCCGCTTGCAAATGGGATTGCTCCCATATTTATGAGTCTTTGATCGGCTAATTCTAAAAGCGCGTTAGTATATGGCGTATTGGGATTCCAGCGATAACCGGTAAATAGTGCCAATATTGGACTAGTACCAGCCACGCCAGTGGCTCCCGTAATCCCGGTAACACCCTGCAAGCCAATAGGACCTTGTGGGCCGGTTTGTCCAGCGCCTGTTGCACCGCTAAAGCCACGCAACCCCTGTGGGCCGGTTGGCCCTGCTGGACCCGACGGACCCATTGGGCCAGCAACGACAGTCGCTACGGGTACGGGAGGAGCGCACATCGAATCGACGGAGCTACAGCAGCCAGTGGGGGTACAACATGTGGGCATGGGGGGATGGTATCAGTTAGAAGGGTTTTAGGGCAATTAACTATGTAATGGCGGTTAGGGCCACCTTGTTAACATTTGTTGAATTAGATTTAGAATAGGTAACGACGCCCGTATCCATCATGCAATTAAAGACAAGGTTGCTGGAATTGTAGATCGCTATGGTGCTAGAATCCGATGGATTTTTTATGCAAAATAATTCAAAATTACCGCTATTAAGGTTAAAAATTTGAGCAATATTTCTGTCTTCATCACTCCGGTATTGAGGAACTCCAATTCCTTTAAAAACAATACCGGTTATTGATATGTTTTTTTGAACTGGCAGAGATCCAAAGTCGGAATCGGCACCGTCTCCTATTGCAATGCCGTGTCCACCGACTCCATCAAAAGAAACATTAGAAATTGCAATATTTTCCCAATTATATGGGCCAATTAACATACCCCGCCAGCCGCACTTTTTAAATATTCCGTTAGAAATTACTAAATTTCTTCCGCCAGTAGAATATTCTAATGATGGCTGACCGGTCCACCCAAAACTACCCGTTATAATTGTAGACCCAAGAGAGCCACCATTAGTATTTGAAAGAGCAAAAGAAATTTCTTTTCTAGTAGAACCATCAATAAATTTCATTTCGGTCTGATACCCGTATTTTTTATACAAATTACTATTTTGAACCCCCCATGATCCAGAGATACCATTCCATGTTAAATGACCCTGAACTGCTCCGCCGCTCCCGCCACCAAGTGGACTTAAATCGAACATTGGCCCACTGGTATATCCGCTTCCACCATTAGTGACAGGATTACTATTAGTGATAGATCCACCAGAAACGGTTATGTTGGCTTGTGCTCCACCAGAAACTGCGGTACATAAAAAAGTACCGTTATTGTATCCAGAGCCAGCACTATTCCTATTAGCATAAGTTACAAAACCAATAAGCGTTGGTTGGGCTACAACAGAATATACGTCACTGTACAAAGCTAAACCATCATCGCCCGCTTGATTACCATTAAAATCAGTAAAAAGACATCCGTCTACGTTTCCAAAATGACAGAAATCACCCCACGAACAATCTGAATTATATTCGTATACCCTTAACCCATATGAACGCATAGAACTCCCGCCAACGCGTAGCCCGAAATCCCCTCCCGATGTCAGCGTGCAACCACGTATAATATTATATGAACCCCTAATTGATAGGGGCATACTGTCTCCCCTTGTATATGGATTTAAAGTGCCTAATGTAGATCTACCGGATGAAGTTAAATTAATTAATTCAAATTTAGTGCTAGTGTCTGAAATTTCGGTCCAAGGTCCATTTCCGGCAAATGAAGATGGCGGCGGGCTGGGATTAGCCGTACTATTGTAAGCATAAATAACAACTCCCGTACAGTCTAAAACGGCATTTGTTATGCCCTGCAATGGGATTCCAGCTTCAAATCTATAATTACCGGGTGGGATTCGATATTTTCTTCGTGGACCTTGAACAACTCGATAATCCCACCCTCCACCGCTTCCCATTGATCTATTTGGGGAAATAGTTGGAATACCAAAAACGCACTCATAATAAGTAGCACCACCAATAGGTGATTGTGAAAATGTAAGAACCCACTTAGTGCCATTCCAAGTTTTTCCTGTTAAAGTGGTCCCTTCTGGAAATAATGATAATGCCAATACGTTAACACCATTTGGAAGCAATGCGTTCATTGCCGTATTGTCAGTTATTCCTCGATCTCCTACGTTTAATATAAAAATGCTTCCAGTGTATTGAATTTGTCCCGGAATATGGCGATAACCTGAACCGGTAGCCGTTACTTGAACCAAAACAACTTTATTATTCGCTACAGAAATATTGCAACTTGCTCCAGTTCCGGTTCCACCAATAAAAGTACCGATATATGAATCATAACCACTTCCTCCACTTGTGATTGTTATTGAGTTTACGGAACCGCCCGAAATGGTTGCTGTTGCTGTTGCACCACTGCCTCCACCACCAGTAAACACAACTCCCGGAGCAGAACCGTAACCGCTGCCACCGTTTCTAATTCCTATTCCGGTTACAAAACCACCGGCAACGGTTGCTACTGCAACAGCGCCTGAGCCGCCACCACCAGTAAACGAAACGACTGGAGCACTGTTAGTGTATCCGTCTCCACCTTCTGTTAATAATACCTCTTCAATTCCATATCCGGTTTGCGCGGCATCACCACAAAGAGTTTCTGAAAGCCTGTATGAATTAATTGAGTATAAAGAAGGATTTGATGTATAGGCGTAATTATCTGTACCATCAGAAAGAAGGTAATCAATTGTTGTAACATCTGCTAAACCCGTACCTGTTGGTCCTTGTGGACCGGTAGCGCCAGTTACACCAACCGGACCTGTTACTCCAGTAATACCAGCGCCTGTTGCTCCGGTTATACCGGTAACGCCCTGTACTCCTTGAACACCAGTTGCCCCTGTTATACCTTGAACACCTTGCACGCCAGTAGATCCAGTTCCTCCCTGAAGTCCTTGAATACCCTGTGCTCCGGTGGCGCCTGATGAACCGGTTGCTCCTGTTACACCCGCATTACCATAGGATCCGGTTGGGCCTTGTGTGCCGGTGGGTCCCTGAAGACCGGATGGGCCGGTTGCTCCAGCAATACCAGTGGCACCAGCAACACCAGTGGGACCAGTTGTACCTAATGCACCGCTAGGACCTGTTGGGCCCGATGGACCCGCTACTCCCGTAGAACCACTGGGGCCTTGAATGCCCGTTGCTCCGGTGGCACCCTGTGTTGCCGCAGGACCCGGAGTACCAGTAGCACCAGCAGGGCCTGTAGCCCCATTTGAGCCCGTTGGACCCATAATGCCCGTAGCACCTGTTACACCAGCACCAGTAGCGCCATTTGGACCCGTAGGGCCACTAGGACCCATCACGCCAGTTGCACCCGTCGAACCATTACCACTGCCAGCCGTGCTATCACCAGCCGGTCCACGCGCACCCGTCTGCCCAATAGGACCAGTTGCACCGGTAGCCCCTAATGTGCTTTCAGCAGTAGCCGTAATCGGTTGCTGGATGTAGTTTAGTGTGTTTTGTGCCATGATTATGCTTCAAATTCTAACTCTACGCTAACGTTGTCGGATGCAACCATATTAGCAACAGAATCGGTTACTGTGCAATGCCATACAGAATTTATTAAGGTATTTGTTCCTTTAGCTAACGCCCATACGACATCGTATCCTGAAATAAGTGATACGACGGGTTCGTTACTACCAGATACGCGTGTCCAATTGAGAGTATAGGGCGGATAACCTCCATAGACGGAAACAACGATATTATTAGTAAAAGCCGTTGATGGTGATGGCGGATGCTCGATCAAAATAAAACCGTATGCCACTGTATCGCTAAGTGATACAGCAAGCGGGTTTTGCAGGCTCCCAAAAAAAGCTGGATTCATTGCGCGCATCTTATTGCGCCCATGACGCGACAACCCCTGAATCAACGTTAGTCCATGACATTAATGCCAGCATTGCAGTGCTATTGGCCGTAATTCCGGTAGGCATACCCGTTGATGGAACCCATACCCAACCAGCCGGGAACGTCAGTCCACGTGGGGTTGCATCGCAATTAATCCTGATAAGCGTGCATTGACCTTGAGTAAGGTTGGAGGTGGCGATAATTGTATTCCCAGAAAGGGATAATAGTTGAGCGTCACCAGCCGCAAAATTAATAACACTTGTTGGCCCATAAGCAGCTGATACAACGCTACTAATCATTCTTTGTGAGGTAATTGAACCGCTTACGCCAACATTTGTCGGGAATCCAAACGTATAAGTAGCGCCACTTGCCGTTATGTTAATTTGTCCTGCTACTCCTGTCATTAGTGGGGCGGGGCCGGTTTGACCTGTTGGGCCTAGTGGGCCGGTAGGACCGGATGGACCGCCTGATGGTCCCGTTGAACCAGTAAACCCAACTCCAGTAGCTCCAGTAGGTCCAGCGGGGCCTTGTGGACCAACTGAACCACTGGCTCCAGCTCCTCCAGTCGCCCCAATAGAACCAGTAGCTCCCGAAGCACCGATACTACCACTTGGTCCTTGAATGCCCTGTGCCCCTGAAGGACCCGTGGGACCAACGGCCCCTGTTGCACCTGTTGTACCAAGGGGACCGGTAGGTCCGAGTGGACCAGTGGCTCCAGAAGGCCCAGAAGGGCCGCTAGGGCCTCCAGCAGGGCCTGTGGCGCCCGCTGGACCAGCAATGCCTGTTGGTCCGACAACACCCCTAAAAAGGTACGCAACTGTGGGTGGGATGATGCAAGAGTCAGCCATAGCCGATATAATACGTATTAATTAAGGCTGGCGCAACCCTATAAGAGTCGTGTAGGCATTACATTATGAAAACAGAGATTTTTCTGGTTACGTATGCCGTCGATTATGAATGGTGTACTTACACGTTACGATCCATTAAACGTTTTAGTAGCGGATTTTCCGGGATGACAATGTTAGTGCCATATGAAGATTACGAAAAGTTTAAACCATTAACTGATCAATATGGTTGGAAGCTTTGTAAGTACTTAGTGCATCCCAGCAAAGGATTCCTTCATCACATGATTGCTAAGTGTGAAGCCGATTTATGGTGCCCACCAGATACCGACCTTATTGTTCACATCGACGCTGATTGTGTTTTTGGCGAATCATTTACACCAGAAACATTTATGCACGGAGGTAAACCAATATTGGTGCGCGAACACTTTGAGGATTTTAGACATTACCCAGCGCGTTATTCATGGAAGACAAATGTCATTAATGCTATTGGTGTTAATCCTGAATGGGAAACAATGGTGCGCCACCCTAACGTTTATCATTTTAATCTTTATCGTCGGTTCAGAGATAAGGTGGAACAAAAGAATAGAATGTCATTCCATCAATATGTAATCCTGCAAAAAGAATCATTCCCAATGTCTTTTTGTGAGTTCCCGGCGCTTGGTGGGTTTTGTTTAGAATATGAACCAGAACGTTATCGCATCATAACTGCTGTTACCACTCCGGGGCCCTATTGGAACGATGAGAAGTGGCGGCAACATGGCATTAAACCATTTCAGCGCGATCACAATTACGTCCCCGTTGAAAAAGGTCCATGGCATTGGTTATGGCACATGGACGATGGATCCGTAGAGAAACATGAGCTATGTTGCCCAATTCGCTATTTCTGGTCACGCAAAGGCGTAACCCCGGAATACAAACAGCAAATCGAGCAAATGCTCGCTTAAGGATTAAGCGTCTTAACGTACTGTTCGATAATCGCGTATTTATTAGGATTACCGGATACGGTACGACAGGCCTCATGCGAGAAGTGAACTAATTTTGCTTCGGGCCACTTTGGGGTATTCCATGACGCCGTAACAGCGTGTTTGTGGATCCAGAATTCTTCTTCCGCATCCTTCATAATTTCTTTGTCAGTTGGAATCTCGTTAAGATTATCCATCTTAGCGTCTTTGATCCAACCTGTCAGGAATTTAAGTCCACGGCGGTCGGCAATCATTGAGTTGTATTGTCCACCATTCAGTAAGTTTACGGCTTCATTTCTAGGTAGACTATCACTTGTAAAATTATTGCCCGGGAATACATCATACTCAGTAAAAAATCCACCACCAGCATGCTCAAGCGCAAGCCACCGATAAATAAGTGCGTTGGAAAGCTTGCGATTTGATGCTCCGCTAATCGCTTTTAGTTTATTCCTGATCTCCGTGTATAGTGGGTTTTTGCTAGCATCCCATTCTGTAAATACCACGGGGTTATATCCGTAGCGTTTCCACGTCTCTTTCCACAATTCAAGAATGGCGTTTTGCTCACGCTGGCCGCTATCAGCAATTTGATCTTGATACGTACAAATCGTTTTAAGCTTTAACGCAGTACCGGAAACCAAATTGGTTGGGGTAATGAAACGATTACGCACGTGATAAATTGCCGACATATCTTTCACGCCGTGAAAATAGCGAACGTTGTTATTTCCTTTTGTAAGAGAAAATAAATCGTCTTCCGTAATGGTTTTGCGATTGAAATCCAATAGCATGTATGGGCTATCCTTAGAGATAGGAACCACGCGTTGCGCATGATGTATGTCGTATGCAACGTTAGCTGGTCCACCGATAATATTCATTGATCCAGCTTTAAACCAAAAGTCCGTAGAATAAATCGCGGCTCCATTTAAATGAGTTAAGCGAGGATCGTTAACAATATGCCCAACGGCGCTTTTCCCTTCTTGGTAGGCGGAATCATATTCACCAATGAGTTTTTCCAACCAATCAGGGTTTAATGGACAGCAATCGGCCTCCATGTTAAGAAACGCATAATAATCGCCGCGCCAGTCGTTATTACTCATACGCTCCAGCAAATCATAGAACATCTCGTTGGGGCCATATGGGTATCCAACGGCATTCATTCGACGACATTTAAGCTCATGGACCTTATCAAACTTTTCTTGTAGACGGTTAATTAGAACAACCGGCATCTTTTCTGAGTCCCAGCGGCGGAAAAACAGAAAATCAACGTCATCATTCTTCTTTGTTTCTAGGTCGGAAATAAGCTCGGCAACGGCCTTAGCCATATCTCGGTCATTAACGTAGTAATTTAAAACTACTAGAAATTTACGTTTCTTTCTTTCTTCTCCGTGGATCATATTAATATTTTGGTTGAAATAACGGTTTCATGGCTGAGGCGGTGTTGAGATACGAATATCCCATTTCGCCCATATGTACTGGCATTACGGCAAAATCAACAAACGTGCTATGGCCTGCAATCATTGCTCTATGACAGAAAGAAGCATCTTCAGAATGCTCCTCGTCAATAAAATTAAAGAACCCCCAGTTATAATTAAATGATTTAGCAAACGCGGCATTCTTTACGGCAATTTCTGGCTGAGTTTTGATAATGTCTTCAAACACTTTACGGTGTACAAGAGTACAGCCAAATCCAATCCATCCAGCCTGCGTAACAACATCACGCGGACCCGTATGCGCCGTAAAATTAGTGTTTACTGACTGATAAGCCTCTTGGAACTGTGCAACACCACGTGGATTGCGGCCAAAGTAACATCCACCAATCAATGTTTTGCCCGTTTGCATTAAACGAGCTATTGGGTTGATCATGATGTAATTAACAGGAAATTGCGGGTTATTTGATATACGGCGAAAATATTCAACATCTCCATGGGGAACAATGGTATCGTCGTCTAACCAAAACGCATATTCACATCCACTTTCCAAGAACTTAGCCGCACAATTATTCCTAGCCCGCACGTAAGAGTTATCTGGCGGATTGGTGTAAAACTGCATCTTGTCCTTTTCGTAAAGGGCGGCAAATGATTTTAATACCCCAATATGAATCGGTCTAACCGATGGCATTAATATCATCACTCGTTTACCCTCAAGGAAGGTATAGGGAGAAATTGCCGGTGCTAAAGCCTCCTGCTTTTCGACAGCTTTTACATCATCTTTGTTAAGCATTAACTGAATATCGTCTAACGAGGGATTTTTAGTAATTCCCCAAGACGATACGGCAGAAACGCCTTTACCGGTTAATTTGGATGTATGATCTATACCGTTACGAGCAACATAATCGATAACGAACTTCTTGATATCAATAGACATTATTCAGATGATTTTGAAGCCATTGCGTCAGCAGTCATGCTATCAAGGATATCATCAAATCCTGCACCCGATTGGGGTTCAGAAACCTTGGTGCGAGCAACATTGCTTGTACCAATAGTCTTTGATGCGGATCCAGCTTTTCTCATGTTAGCAAGTTGTGAACGAAGCGTTTCAATCTCTTTCTGAGAGGCTTGCAATTGATTAGCAAGCTTTGGCGCAATATGATCGCGATAAAGGATGCCTACCCGGGCAGTAATCTGCGTATCAAGCGGTGATCCCGTTTCCTTCTTGATAGTATCGGCAAATTTAAGACCACTTTCGTTGTATTCCCGGATGGCCTGTTCTTTTTGTTTACGCACGGCAGGAATGTCGCTATCCGAAATATCGGTTGGTTTCTTCAAAAAATCCCATTTACCAAGATGACCTTCAAATTCTTTGCTTAACCGCTGTGAGGCCTGTTCAAGATCAGCCTTTTGTTTCTCTTCAGTTTGCTTTGTGCGAGTTTCATAACCAGCCCGCCAATCCGTTATCTCGCGATCTTTATCTTTAGCAAGACGAAGATTCTCTCTCAGGGATTCACGAACCAATTCAGCCGTGTCCGGGTCGGCATCATATTGATTACCGTCGGCGCCCTTACCCGTTTCTAAAGTCTCAAGATAGGGCTTCAATGTTGCCATTGTTACGCCATTGGCTTTTAACCTATCGGCGTGTTCTTTGGGCAGACCATTCTTCGTTAACGTCTCAATAATATTATCGCTGTTAGCCGACATCTTCTTGTCGTACTTATTGATAATCTCTGGATCGGCGTTAGCATCAAATTTGCGCAAGCGATCACGCAGCTCTGCCATCTCTTCAGAAACTTCTTTTGGTAAAGAATTCTTTTTTAGTTCTTCAAATTGAGTACGGACATCTGCCAATTCCTTGGCGACCTTTTCACGTTCGGTTTTCTCGCGAGCAACTTGCTCTTTTACTTCGTTAAAAAGTTTTTTAGTTTTAGGAGAAGCATTCTGACCTAATTTAGCCTCAATCTCGTCGATCTTAGACTTCTCTACTATTTCTTCTTTCTTATCTTCGGCCTTGGGCTCTTCTGTTTTTTCTTCTTTGGGGGTTTCCTCGGAAGATTCACCTTTTGCAATTTTAGCAAGGTCAGCAATCTCTTCCTTCTTCTCAGAGGGCTCTTTGTTTTCATCAACTGCTTTTTCTGGAGGATTTTCATCAGCCGCTTTCTTTTCGTCCATCGCCTTGTCAATGATTTGTTCAAAATTAATTGGACTAAACGGTTCATTGGATTGCCGTTTTCCCACGCCAAGCTCTTCGGGAGATGCCTGACTGCCTTCATCAACAATAGAAGCATTTTGCTCCGTAGGTTCCTGTTCAACAATGTCTTGGTCGGGATTAGTATCCATAAAGAATATCCCCACCATCTAATGATCAACGCATTACGTCAAGCGTATTTTAGTCCCTAGGATCTAACAAAATAGCGTCAGCATTATCATTTTCTCTAGGTGGAGCTTCAAAAATCATAGCACTTAGTGTTGCCAATGCCATTTCATACCCCTGCCTTAATTTAGCCTGTGCAGCTATTTGATTAATGCTATCTGAACTTTCAGCGTAATCAGGGGTGCGATACTTGGCGACTGATAGCATCTCTTTGAATGCTGTTGTCTGCTGCATCTTTGCAACTTCGACCTTTAGGCTATCATCTAAGAAATACGGGTTACTCATTGTGCGGCTGGCTCAGTCGGGGTGATTTGACGGGTATATGTACGCTTTTGACGTTCTTCTATTTTATCGGGAGATAGTTCCCCTGCTTCGCGAGCAAGTGCAGTTTGTACCGCTTCAACGTCAGGTCCACCTTGTTTCATGCCTTGATCAGGAGAATTAGGTGGGGCGCCAATGCCACCACCAATATCGCCGGGAAGATCTTCCTGCATGTTAGACATTGCCTCAATAGCTTCTGGTGAATAACCCTGTTGTGCCATTTGATTCATGGCCTTGTTCTTTTCGTGGATTTGTACTGCTTTGGCAAAATCCACCTTAAATTGTTTATAGAAATCGTTAAGTTTCTTGAAATCAGGGTTTTGGCTAGGATTACCTTGGGCCAAATATTGAGCCAAATGTTCCGCCATATGATTGATCAACAACTCGGTGGGCTTAAGAAAACGTTCGCCTTCTTTAAGGTCGCTAAGTTTCTGACCATTAATAACTAGCATGCCCTGAGTAACTTGAGCATGAATAAGATGATTATCGCGAGGAGATACAGCAACTGGCTGCATTAAACTCATCATAGTAACAATCTCTTGCTGCTGCATACGACCAGCTTCAGCAGTAATCGTCTGGTCAACGTTAGGGATAATAAGGGCCTTTGCGGCATCAGGGCCAGCCAAGGCCTCAACACCACGACGGGTAAGCTCAGATTGGTCCAGATTGGGGTTTCCGGCGTACATCTTACCGACCGCCAGAATGCCCTGCGCCACAATGGCATCATCTGTATGAGCATAACCGGAAGTGGGGGCATCACGCAGGAGTTTGATTTCTTGCTCCGTTAACCCGTCAATAAACATATTAACAAGAACCCGGATAGGCTGATTGTCTTCGTCGTTGTTACCTAACAACTTGGTGAGCGTTTTATTAACCGTTGGCTTATCTTCTGGGTTTTCTGCGCCCGTTTGATCAATTTGACCTACAAATTCTTTAGTAAGAGCGGTAAATACACGTTTAGCCTCACTGACGTTATCATCAGAGAATGCACGCATTTGCATTGATTGAACAAGCTGCGATATTTGATCGCGCCAACGCGTTTCGGTAATATCGGAGTTCTCTTGTTCGCGTTTTGCGTCCTGCGAGGCCTCCGTAGCCGTAACCGGCTGACCCAAGCCATTAGGATTGGCGCTAATATACGCGCCAGCAGTTTGCTCCATGTAATTTACCAACCGTTGATCCAAATTGGCGTACATGTCACCGTCTGCACTAAACCGCTGTTGATCAACCTCAATAGATTTATCAATAACTACAAATGGCGCATGTACAACAGGTTGTAGCTTGTTTCTATTAGCAGTGTCGGCCTTTAAAATAACAAGCGAGGACATATTAATGTTGTCCACCATCTTGTTACGGATCTTTTCGGCAATTTTAACATTACCAATGATCATGCGACCAATGCCCTTAGAGGAATGCAAATGACCATTGCCGGGTTGGAAGCTAAATAGCGTTACAACGTCATCAAAACTATTGTAGATCTTCTCTGCAAAGCGTAATAGTTTACCATTGTCGCGAAGTAGGATCCAAAACGATACCTTGCCGTCATATTCCCGGTTCCACAACAAATACGTCTTAACTACGCGTGGGCCGCTAACAGAATACGTCAAACCAAGTACACCATCGCTAATAAATTCAGCAAATTTGCGGAATTCCGTAGTTAACATGTCCTCACGGGGGTTCTTAACCTCCGATTTATTGGCAGCCTCAATACAATTCTTTAGGTTATACCCCATGTCTTCTGCCGCAGTTTCATCTTTAAACATATCGATGAATTCATGGAGAAGAAAGTCTTGTTTAATGACAAAAAACTGAAGTTCGTTTGCGTACTGAGAGGCTTCATCGGGTACATACGCAACATCCTGTTTAAACATGCGGGGTGTCCACGTATATGGATCCATAAAAATGCCATACGCATAACCATGTAACACGTTTTCACGCGCCAAAGCAGGAACAAAGGTAGAGTACTTCTTCCACCCTTGAATCATTCGGGTAGTATGAATACAAAATTGATCGCTTTTTTTCTTCCAATCTGGCCATGTAGTTGGAAGAGATGACCGGCTTAAATACACTTGAGTTGTAATTGCATTAATAAACCTAAGTGTCTTTCTATCAACAATTCCCGATAAAATGCCAGTATTAGTGTTAGACTGCCAACTATTGGCTTTTTCAACTTGATCTGCCTGTGAATATGGCGCCTGACCCGTGTATTCCAACTCCATTACGGTTGCCCGTTGAGAACGCGTCTTATTGGCGGATTCTGTCGATTTACATAGGTTCCACGCTTGATCGGTAGTCCTAATTGAACGTGCCTCTAAGTCTAGCTTAGGGTTATTGCCGCCCGTAAGCGGCGGGGCCTCAATAGTGACGGTCCCCGAGGTCTGCGGACTTTTTGTCGGCGGGATTGTGGAGTCTTGGGGAGCGTAGGATGCCATATTGCTTACTATACCAAAGATTTATGTCTCAGGCCAGCGTCCGATAGGGCACTTTTCTGTTTTCAACAAGCTTTTAATCGAAATGAAGCACGCACACTCAAGGCATTGACCGTCGTAATTGCGGTAACACATTGAACAGGCTTCAAGGCGAATATCGATCATATGGGGCGGTAAAATAACGATGTTGCCGTGGAATTTTTGTTTAATAACACGCCATAAAGCGGTCAAAAAAATTATAGGACTTTTCCACTTAATAATCACAGGATTCCAAAGTCGATTAAGTAAGTTAAGCCTTTTTCGCTGGTTACGCAATAATCGCCAGATTGAACAATCAACTTTCGTTCAATTAATATACGAATAACGTTCTCAGAAACAGATGTTTTTTTACAAGCTTTTTGAAATACCTGTAAACCTTCCATAATTAATGGATAAAGAGACGTTTTGTTTTCTGAAAGCGAAGCACTAAGTAAAATATTAGAACCTGCTGGAATCGTAACATCATCTAATGTGACAGCAGCTGCCAATGCCTTATCGGGGATTGTTGGTAACTGACCCGTACCTACAGGGATAGATGCATCAATTCCGTTAGCTCTGCGTGGGATCATAACGCTAGTTTAACGTAGAAAATATTTTTGTTTATCGTTTGATCAATAGGAACAAATACCTGCCATTCTCCAACAACTTTCTCTTCATCAGTCACTAAATCTTTAACTAAATGAACAATATGGAGCTGACCTTTTCTATCATTGATCATTTCTTTGCTAAGGGCGGGAACAACAATAACAATATTGCTCTTACCATCGACATATTCAACAGGGCATAATCCAGAAACATGATCTGCGTCGGCTTGCGTAAATGTTAAAACCGGTGCGCATAAAACAGATATTTTCTTTTCCGGGATATCTTGTGCGCCTGCATCATTTTCGCTCATAGTGTTTGTGCTTTAATTGTTAAACCGCCCGTTTCAAATATAAACTTGTCCATTGCCGCTGTGTTTTCTTCTCCGTTTGTTGAAGAATTTGGAACAACATATCTTTTACCGTTAGTGTAAATAATTTTAGTGTGTCCGTGAGCGGGTTGACGATCTTTAAACGCTTTGTCGTATCCGTTAAAATAAGACTCAGTGTTTTTAATCTTTTCCCCTTCTTGCGACCAAGAATCTTTAGTTCTACCAAATGGTTTTGGAGAAACGGTTTTCACATGGTTGGATATGTATCGTCATAACTAGATAAAACAGACATTGGTTTAACTTTACGTTTAAAACCTTTGACTGGTTTGTTTTTATACGTGCCCTTTGGTTGAGCGCGCTCCGGGGTCATTTTAGACGCTGGATTTGTAAGGGGGTTTGAAGAACCGCCGCCTGCGGAACCACCTTGAGCTTGCGAAAAAATATAACGTTGTTGGGCTTTAGAGCGAATAGGCATATTATTATGAGGTTGATTTTTTAATCCAGCAGTTTTGTGGTAGTTTATTTTTTTGTTCTTCAGGTATATTTAAAGAAGAAATAGGCATGTGAATAGCAGTTTTGTTGTCGAATCCATTTATGGAACATCCCAAGCATGAATCGTCAAGCGTAATTTTACGCAACTGCCTGACCCTAGACAATACCGCATCTGTGGAAACCATGCACGCATTACATTCACTTCTCCATGCTTTTTTAAAGGGACAGTCGCTGCACGTTGCGGCCCTCTCGGTAGCCGTACCCTGATCAACGAGTTCATACCCACCCCTTGGTAGATTTCGCATCATTATAGCGGCCCAACCATTAACCCGGCGTAACATTGTGTTTTGAGGTGGTTGGCTAGGGTATTCATGCGACTCAGGTTGGCAGGCATTCGGCCATTTTGCGCACACGTAATCATCAACATCTTTGTGAGCGTCTCCAATTGGAATGCCGCTTTGTGTTCTCCAAGTTTGTATTAATTCAATTAAAAGATCATATGTTGCCGCATTTAATCTAACTCCTTCAGCTATTGGAAAATGATAGCCGTTTGGAGGAATCATGCCTTTGTTAATCTTCATAATTAGTCTTTGTTAATATTAAGCTCTGCGGGTAACTTGTAATTAAATCCAAGGTTTACTGGTTCCCCCATTTTCATGCTAAAAGATCCTGACATTTCTGACAGGGTTGGTGCCTCTTCCACAGGTGGAGAATCAGGTGATATTGGCTTTATACTAACACTTATACGCGCGCACTGCACCAGCATGGTTACGGCATCTGCTCTGTCGGGACTGTGGTTACCCCGCGACTTATAACTGTCTTTGCTTTCGACCTGTAGCAATTTGCCTTTACCTACTGGTGAGCCACCCCTGCGATCTACTAGCTCTTGTATGCTATCAAGATCAACCCCGGCGCCTATTTTGACGTAATCGTACTCAAAAAACCGTCCGGTTGCATACCATACTTCTGACCTTACACCGTCATATAATTGTTTGGGCGTTTTTGTATCTTCTTGGCAGATAGTAAATTCCGTAGCTGATTCAGCATAGTTGATGCCCATAATAGACACCGAATCTGTTGATCTTGTCTGGGACGCACCCATGACTTTTTGATGCCATTGTCGACGTATATTGTCGTGTGTTCCTTGGCCAATACCCGTTCTATCAATAGCAAAGTTTTCGGGGGCAACCCCAAGTTCTTTTAACCGGCTCATTGTTTCATCTGCAAGATCTTGAGTGTCGCCGTGCGGTAATATGCCAACAGCGTCTATTTGTATCCTCATTCCCGACAGTTTAAGGTCATGTCTTACGCCATCGGACGTTCTCCATGCAACAGCATGTCCAGCCCTGCCCGTAGCCATTGCTGGCATATCTCCCGTGTACGCTGGATCAAGGGCTGCTATCGTTTGAGTTGGTCCATCAAATATCCATTCACCATAATTACGATCAACCCAGTGTTTTTGAATAATGGCCGATTTATTACCCTTTGGCGGGAACATGCCATAGACTTCTGACCACATCATTGGGTGATCGGGATCTCCGTTGTATTGACGAAGTTTCATCTTGAATCCATTCCAAGTAAAAAACCGTTTATACACGTCTTGTTTGTTAATAACATTCTCCGATTTCATTGCGTTTAATCTTACGCATGACCAACCAGTCGTACTGGTCCATAAATCGGTGACAGAATCAATTGTTTGTATGTCTTCCCATCCTTTTTCAGGAGTACAATTCTTTCCATACTCTGAATAAGGGTCTTTTGGATTAGCCGCCATTACGATTTTGGTGTGTTCTATATCACCTTCTTCCATAGACGAATACAAATTGGGTATTTCTTCAAAAGCATTCGCTGGAACCTCCTGAGCTTCATCAATTAACAATCTTGATCTTGACGACGTTCCAAATAATGGATGCGCCGGTCTTGGTTTTATTTTAGCGCCCTTGATGGCGCCTCTTGCTTCTGTACCACGTGAAATAGTTAAAATAAATATACCCATACCACCGCGTTTTCCTTGTTCGGTAGCAATAGATTCACTATCGGCTTTACCGGGAAGGGGAATAACAGCGTTTTGATACAAACGTTGCATATCACCAAAAAGATTCTTTTTAACATGCTCTTCTTTTGTAGACATTACCCGCACCAAAGTCCAATCGGGATCAAGAACCCAATCTAAAAGCATCCATGCAGACGCTGAATAGGTTTTACCCATTGATGCGGCCCCAAGAATATTGAGTAAATGGTTATTCATGATGCCATTCCACACCATTTTTACCGATCTTGGCTCATACGTGAATGTCTCCTCTCCCCAAAGCAAAGTTGCTGCTGATTCATAGTCTCTACGCATCAAAAACATTCGCAAGTACGTAAAAGCAATACCGTATAAATCCAATTCAGACGTTAATTGTATTTGTTTATCATTTTTCTTTAGAATATCGGCAAAAACCGGATCCCCAAGAATGCCATAGATTGCATCGGTAAGATATTTGAACCGATCAGGGCTATGCGGGTCTTTAGCGTACTCTAAATTCCTGTTTATCTGAACCAAACTATGTTTTTCCGGTCCCGTCATGCGGCAATTTGGTTGCACTTTGGCTTTCTGCCACGGCCACCGGCCTTCCATTCACCGCATCCATTCTTTTCTCGGGATCGTTTGGTTTCTTCTGCCTGACATTCATCACAACGTTGAGCATAGAGGGTTCTTGATGCTCCGCAACGGACGCATTTACCGTCTGCAAGTCGTTTATTTTGCCAACGCCGTTGCCGAGATAGCTTTTTAATTATAACTTTCATGTTTTGTTTGCTCATTGTTATGCGATTAATTCACCGGTTATTTCGGTTACAGCTTTTATTGCCGAATCCCCTTTGCCCTTTTGAATATTTAGAAGCAAAACATTCAATTGCGTTAGCTTTTGCAAGTCATCGCTAGTGCTTTTACCGTCAATGCCCTTGTTGTTTAAGACAAGACCTATGCCTTGGGCTCCAGATGACATTTTCATAAAGCCATCCATAGCTTGATTTAATAAAAACACTTTTTCCTCTAGTAATTTTGCTCTTTTTGGGCGTCTTTTTACGTTACCGTGGTCGTCTTTATCAAGTTCATCATCAGGAATTAACAATGGATCTAACGGCATGTTGCCAATCTTGTTAATAATGTCCAAATATGTGCCCGATGCGACCTTAATTGCCTCATCAGCGGCCTCTACAATACGCTCATCTACACGTTTTGCGGTTGAAAGACGACGTTCGTTTTGTACCGTGCTAATAATTGACCGCTGTTGTAAGCGCAATTGCTCCCATCCCTTGTTCTGGGCATACCGTAGCAGAGCCGCTGGCTCCATTTTAAGCTCCCTAGCGATCTGTACCGCATTAAGATGGCGGGGATCATTCATGTACATGTCAAATGCCTGCGAATGAAGCACGGCTTTCTGTTCTGGCGTGCGCTGCGTGCGGCTAACCGGCATGTCTGGCGGATTATCCTGTATGTTATCGTCGTTTATCTCTGGCATGTTAAGCGTTGTTGGTTCTAACGGAGTCGTTCATGTTGTCTTCCCTATCGGCTATAGCATTTAACGTATGCAGAGCCCAGTCAAGCACACTATTGTGACTTAATTTTGCCACGTATTCCCATTGTTTAAGCCTAGCCTTTGAAATATAGATAGGCATTGCCCTCTTTTGCCCCCAATCAAGATAGGCCAATTGATTTATCTGTAACCGTTTAAAATGATAATAGGCTAAATTAATATCAACTCCGTGTTTTTTGCATGTTTGCTTTATTGTCGCACCCTTTGCTACTTCTTCGTATGCTTTTCCGTATTTGTGCCAGTACTTTTGTCTCCATTTTGCTAAAAAAACGTTACGCTGAGGTTTCCATTTTTTATTAACCTCCATATTTGTAGGTTTATCAGCCCGTTGCTGACGTTTTGTGCGTTTTCCTTTTCGATAAGCTCGCAGATTTTCAACGCCCATAGCCATTAAGATCTTTTTTATCTTTCCTTCGCTGCACCCAGCCTTCTTCCCAATGTCCATCATGCTTAAATTGTTTATTAAGTAGTGCTCTACAACGTCATATGCGTTCATAGAGTTATCTCCAATCCTAAAATTTTCGTATTTTGCGTGAGATCTGTTAATCCTTATTAACATTGCAATAGTTCTGACGGTACTGAACGCAATCGGTAGTCCATCACCAGCCATACTTGCGGGGATCCCGGATTTTAACCTGTCTTCAATGATTGCTCGATATCTTCCACCAAGTGGCGCGGTGTAATAAACAATATCAAATTTGTAGTCCCAATTTACGGGGCCCTTTGGCATTGTATCGATTCCTTTCACGTTAATATACCTCCAGTTACATTTTTATCTTGTCAAGCGCATTAAAATACCCGGATATGTTTGGCATGACGCTATACAACTCTTCTCAAACTGAAAGACACTCCTGCCTTAGATATTTTGAATCTAAATTTGAAAAAATAGAACCAGTTAAAGAAACTGAAAAGGTTTTTTTTAATAAAGAAGAAATTCAGCAATTAGTCGCTAAAGCTAGGACTGATGGTTTAATAAAGAATCAGCCTTACAAACCGTATAATCCTACTTTAACTTTTAATATTATTAAAATTATTAAAGAAGCTCGCATTCGCAAAACACCGATCAAGGACATTTGCAACGATATGAACCTTCCCTACCATCTTGTGCGCTACGCCATCTCCTATAAATCATGATATACGTCGGACATGTTTTCCGTTGGCAACCCGAGCAAGAGGGACTGCTTGAAATAGCTCGTCGATGGGATTATCAATGGTGTCGTTTGTGGTCGGATCGTTCCTTTGAAGAGATGTCTGAGTTCTGGAACAATATTCGGGGTAAAACATGGCTATGGCGCCAAGATGGTGAAAGCCTGCCTTATTATTTATGCACTCCTGTATTCCGGGAACGCGCCATTCGCAAAGGCGCCATCATTAAAGACTGGGATAATCCGCAATTGCCTGCTAATACCAAACCAACATACCGTGGAAAACTCAAAGAAAAAGAACGGGAGACTCTCTCCTATCAGCACGAAACACAGGGCGGCTCTATCCCGATATTCCTTACTGAGGAAGATCTACTTGCAACAGCATCCGTGGTGCGAGGTATCAAAAAAAATGCCCACAATCCATCTTTGCACAAAACGGGCAACCCAGATTCATCACATGCAGAAACGGGGTCCTTGCCTCAACAAAGTAGAGACATGGATAGCGACTTGCCATGAGTGTCATCGCTATGTTGAAGACCATAAGAATATTGCCCGGGCCGCTGGTGTCATTGTTGACTATCGTCGCCCGATGATTGTGCCTTTTACTGAATAATTATAACTATTTTCTTTTAATACTATGCCCGCTAAACAATTGCTATTTAATGACGCTGCTCGCGCTAAAATTCTGACTGGTGTGCAAACTCTTGCACGCGCTGTCGCTGTAACCCTTGGACCTAAAGGCCGTAATGTTATTATTGAAAAGCCATATGGTCCGCCAACCGTAACAAAGGACGGTGTATCGGTTGCCAAAGAAGTTGAACTGGCCGACAAGTACGAAAACTTAGGAGCCCAGTTGGTACGAGAGGTTGCTATGAAAACTTCAGACGCTGCGGGTGATGGCACTACCACGGCTACTGTTTTGGCTGAAGCAATTTATCGGGAGGGCATAAAGGCGGTCAATGGTGGCGCCAGTCCTGTCCATATTAAACGCGGAATTGATAAAACGGTTGAAGCAACTGTTGCCTATCTAGCAAAAATCAGCAAACCCGTTGAGAACACTGAAGAGATCCGCCAAGTAGCAACCGTTTCTGCCAACTGGGACGAAATGATTGGTCATTTAATAGCTGATGCTATGGAGCGAGTTGGCAAAGACGGTACTATTACGGTCGAAGAAGCCAAGTCCATTGAAACTACGCTTGATGTGGTCGAAGGGATGCAATTAGATCGTGGTTATGTTAGTACGCACTTTGCAACCAATGCAGAAACAGCTCAATGCGTTCTTGATGATGCGCTTGTGTTGATTTATGAGCGCAAGATCACCAATATTTCTCAGATATTGCCTGCACTCCAGCTATCTAACGGTCGATCACTGCTTATTATTGCCGAAGACATTGATCCAGAGACGCTTAATACGCTTATCATGAACAAATCACGGGGCAAACTCAATATTGCCGTGATCAAATCCCCATCGTTTGGCAAATTGCGCTCGGATATCCTTGCTGACGTTGCTGTCATGACGGGCGGGCTGGTTTTTGATGATGTAATTAACAAAATTGAGTCAGTAACTGAGAAAACTCTTGGTTCAGCTGTTCGAATTTTGGTAGAAGAGGATGGCACTACGATAGTTAAGGGCAGTGGCGATAAAGCAAAGGTCGAAGCGCGCTGTGCTCACATTCGTTCACTTGTCAAGGGCTCGGAATCAGATTTTGAGCGGGCTCATTTTGTTAGTCGTTTGGCCAAACTGTCGGGTGGCATTGCTGTTATCAGTGTGGGCGCCCCTACGGAAGCTGAAATGCGTGAGAAGAAAGACCGGGTGGAGGACGCGCTGCATGCAACCCGGGCTGCTGTGGCTGAGGGCATAGTGGCGGGGGGTGGTATTGCCCTAATACGCGCTAGCAATGCTGCTTTTTGTCTCAACCTGACGCCCGATGAGGACATTGGCCGCACTATTGTCATGCTCGCAATTGAAGCACCGCTGCGCCAACTGTGCCGCAATGCTGGCGTCGACGAACAGATCATTGTCCGCGACGTAACCCTTGCATCACAGGACATGGGCTACAACGTGGCTACGGGTCAAATTGAGGACCTATTGAAGGCCGGGGTGGTAGATCCTACCAAAGTCACCAGAAATGCCCTGCAAAACGCCGCTAGCATCGCTGGATTGCTGCTAACAACGGAGTGCATGATCATTATTGCCCCAACCAACGCCCCAACCGAAGAAAACCCATTCCGAGAATCATGAGCCCAGACGCCGATGACTACCGCCGTATTGCCTATGCCCTGTGGAACGGTTCCCTCTTCCTTACATCTACAACGGCCCGAATGATATTTCAGGCCTACGCCAAGGAATTCTTTCAAAGAGCCGATAAGCTCGATACACCCACCAACAGCTTCCCTTTACCACAGCGTAGTGCTCATAATGTATAGTAGGGGCAGACAGTAGCATGCATGGGGGGGCAGGGGGTGGGTCATGCTTCTTGCACTGTCATGCACATAATGATTGGGTGTAGCTGGGTTACTGGTGCGAGTAGGAAGCCGACCGATGGGTCAGGTCAGGGCGGGGGGTAGCCTATGGGCAGGGGGTGGCAGGTGCCTAGCTGCGCGCGCAGGGGCGCGCTATAGGCGCGCACGCTGGCTGCGCTGCGCCAGCCGATTGGATTGATTCAGGTAGCAGGGGAATCGATCCGGATCAGGGGTAAACAGGGGGCGAAACTATTTGATGCATGCCCTCATTTAGTGCTTGATCGTTTCATAATAATTTCAGAGTATATTCACATCAGACGGATTTCCCCTCTGACAAACCCCAAAAAATAGAATGAAAATCATGACGCAAATCCAACACGTGAGCGCTGCTGATCTAGCAGAAGCGCGTGAAGTTAACCTCCGGCTGATGGAGGTCGATGATGTCCGCAACGAACACGAGCGCTCTGGCTACATAGGTTACTTCAGAGTGTGTATCGGTGGCGAGTGGATCGACAACACCGAGCTAGAGGAACGCCGCAACGAGGGCGTTAACTATCCTGCTTATATCGAGCACGCTCACCAGTTAGCTTGGGCGTGGGTTAAACGGTTCGAGCCCCGCGAAGCTTACGACTGGCACAACGAATAACCTCTGACTCTGCCCCGAGCTGCCCCTTAAGTGGGGCGGCTCCAAGCAGCGCCAAGGCAATCCCGCCGCAACGCAGCACTAAAAAAATGAACAACCCTAGAGATATTGAACCGCTAGCAGAGGCCCTGAGCACATACATCCAAGAGCGCATTGAATGGAGGTTTGCGCAGATGGATATCAAGGACCTAGTCGATAACGCCGTAGACGTTGCCGTGCGCAGCGTAGACGTTGAAACCTTAGTCGCTGACGCCATTGACGATCACGTGCGCGGTCTGGACATTGAAAGCTTAGTTGCTGACGCGATCAAGGACGCCGCCTACAAAGATAACCGGACGACAATTACCGGAAGTGTGGTTGCCGAGATCCGGAGCAACACCTGCAAGGGGTGGATCGAAGAGATCGCAGTCAAAGCAGTGGCAAAGCAGTTAATGGGTGGCCTCATCTGAGGTTGCTCGAGCCCCGTGACAGGGGGCTCCATGCAACTCCGGATGCAATCCCGCAACCTAGTCGCCTCATAATATGGATAACGAACTAAACAACCCGCCCACGTGGACAGCCGTCCTCCCGATATATATCAACGCTCTTAAGCAGCACAAGAACGTTCCCGCCCGCAAAGCTGCGGAAGCGGAACTGTTCCGCCTTGCTGCCATGGTTGATCGCACCGCCGCTCTATTGGTACACAAAAACAATCCGAACCAATTCAAGGAGGGAGCCAAATGAGCTTTGACGCCGTCTTACTCTGCATCGTCTTGCTCGCCCTGTTCGCCGCTACGGTGGTGGGCGTCTGTTCCCTTAACTCCCGCGACTAATGAAAAACCAATCGGTTACGTTCATACTAGCTACGGGAGGATTTTATGGAAACTGGGCTAAGGCGGATTCTATAAAGGAAGCCGCCATAAAGCTCCACAAGGAGGGCGCCAAGAAATCGGCTCAAGTCCGGTTGACGATTGTCCTCGGTGATCCCGGAGCCTTCATTGACTCATATAACGGGATCAACTACGGGGGCAGCGCAGCGCCCGAGGCTTGGTACATCCCTAGCCAATACATAGGCAAGCTCTCTCAGCTTATGGGTTACCCGTCACTTCCCCTGCCCTAGGCCAGACGGTCCCGAGGCCCTGCCCGCTCGCGCGGGTGGGGCTTTTTTATGTCCGCCTGCATAACCGGAGCATAACCTAACGATAACCTAAGCATAACCTAAGCCTAACCTACACATAACCTACACATAACCGGAGCGTAACCTGACAATAACCTGACAATAACCTAACGATAACCGAACGGATTGGCCATCGATTGAATGGTGATGGGGATTGATAGGGATTGCGATTGATTGGCGTGGATTGGGATTGAATTGAAATTGATTGGGATTGGCGGGGATTGATTGGGATTGGCGCGATTGGGATTCACTCAAATCAATTGGAATAATGCGCTTGACGTATAAGCGGATTGGATTAGATTAAATGAATCGGAGTTAATTTGATTCCGATAACTCAACAAAAAATAAATCAGATGGCACATGAAATTGAATCGAATGATCAGGTAGTTCTCGGCAGCAACACGGTCGCTTGGCACGGGCTGGGCAAAGTGTTTGCAGGCCTTCTCTCACCGTTGCGTTGCTTCGCTGAGGGCGTTGGTGCTCGCACCATGGAGCAGCTTCCCGTATTCACCGAAGACGGTCTGCGCATCGACGGGTATAAAACAATCGTCGGCAATTATGTTAACGGTGCGCGCACTCCTCTGAGCATCGTGGGTGAAGACTACGGTCTGGTGAGCGATGAGAACACGTTCAAGACGTTGGACGGTGTTTACAACGGGCAGGCCTGCATCGAGACGGCGGGCACGTTGAACAATGGTCGGCGTATCTGGGTCCTTGCGAACGGGACAAGGTGGGCGGTCGGTGGTGACTTAATTAAATCATATGATCTGTGGATCAATCGCCACGATGGGTCGGGGTGCTTTGAGTTGCACCGGACCAACACGCGCGTTGTCTGCGCCAACACATGGAAGACGGCCATCGGTAACAGTCGGGACAGAGTGTTTGGCGTTCGTCACACGGTCAACGTCAGCGATGGCATTACCGCAGCCGTTAACCTCCTGATGGGCGTGAATAAAGCTGAGGAGATCGAGCGCGCCAAGGTTCAGCGCATGGCCACCATCGAGATGTCGACCGCTGAGGTTTCCGCCTTCGTGGGCAAGCTGACGGGCTTTGATACGCAAGCCCTGCAAACGTCTACACGGGCCCGCAACCAGTATAACGATATCGTTGACCTGTTCCGTGGTGGCACGGGTAACAAAGGCGCCACCCGTTGGGACGCGTTTAACGCCGTGACGGAATATGTGGACCACTCGCGCACGGTTCGCGTGGCTGCTGGTCGGGATAAAACTGAAGTCCGGTTTGAATCTTCCCTTCTCGGGTCAGGTGACGCGATGAAGTCCAAAGCCTTCGAACTGTTAACGGCCTAACTAAAATAATAACCTCAACACTGGCTCACCGGAAACGGTGGGCCTTTTTTATGTTCTGCTCCGTCTTCCGGTGTTCGGGTAACGGATAACGGTTCGGGTATCAGCGGGTCGATAGCTCACCCGCAGAGCGGGGAGCTGTTCGCGTGACGGACAACGTACTGGGAAGCTGGGGTTGCGATATCGACCACCCCGCTCGGCTTGTCCAAAGGTTACACGGTCAACGGTGGTCGGCTCAGGCTTGCGCCTAATAATTAAACCCGGTTGGAGTTAAGGCGTTCGACGCTCCGGGTAACCGATGCCCACCCGTCCCGCCTTGCACAGGTCGAAAGTGATGGAATACGTCGCGATCAGGTTATCCCGTGCGGTTAGTAATACAAACGGACTAACGACCCAAACAAAGCCGTCAACCACAAACAAACAAGAAACGCCAAGCGATTGACCAACCGGATAGGATAGCGCATAGGATAGCGATTGCGATTGATTTAACGGATTGCGATTGAGGATTGGGATTGGCGATTGGGCATTGGGATTGAATTCGTGCGGATTGGGATTGGGGATTGGGATTGGCGGATTGAGTTAAGAATTCAATTAATAATTAATTATGTGCTTGACGATAGTGCCCTGCATTCGATTATAAGCGCAACTCGCCAGCAATTCCGCGAAGCGAGCCATAAAAAAATGCAACTGTTAACGATTGAAAACGCTAAGACCACCAAGGGGGAAGAGCTAGGTTACCTAACCGGCATTCTCTATCTTGCGCCACATACACAGTCGGGAGTGATGAACGTCTGCAAGTTCGCTTCTCCCGAATGCGCCCGCCTCTGCCTCTACACGGCTGGCATGGGTATCTTCAAAAACGTGCAAGACGCACGCAAACGTAAGACGCAGATTTTTGCCAGCGATCCGGTTAACTTCGTCGAAGTACTGGCCTGCGATATCGAGGCCCTACAACGTAAAGCCAAGCGGCTTGGTTTAAAGCCTGCCGTCCGTCTTAACGGGACATCGGACATCTCTTGGGAATCATTTGGCGGGGAGAAGAAGATCAACTTAATGAACCGTTTCCCTTCCGTTCCCTTCTATGACTACACGAAGAACCCTACGCGCGCCTACGCGTCCGCAACGGGTAAGCTTCCCTCTAACTACACTCTTACATTCTCCCTCAGCGAGAAGAACAAAGCCCAAGCTATTAAGCTGGCGGCTAATGGTGTAAATATCGCAGCTGTCTTCGCTATCGCCAAGAAGCAGGAGCTTCCGCTCTTCACGACCGCTCTTAACGTCGAGCTTCCCGTTATTAACGGCGACGAGCACGACCTGCGCTTCCTTGACCCTAAAGGTTGCGTCGTGGGCCTACGCGCTAAGGGGAAAGCCCGCAACACGTCTTCATCATTCATCTTAACCAACTAATCCCATGCCCTCTAGTACACATTACTTCATCCTCTCCTATGACTCAGCAACCAAGCAATGGTCGCACGACTACGACAAGGAGGAGGCGCTTTTCCCCGACGGCACGATATGCACCCAAGAAATTGACGAAGAAATATGGGCTGACGGAACCGTTCATAAGTACGACGGATCACCGAAATGGTCTGGCGGGTATCTTGGCGACGGCTCCTATAACAAGGCCGACACAACCCTCTGCGAGAAGATTACCAAGGTAATAGACAAGCTCAACAAGTAGGCGAGCCCCTCGCGCGAGCCCGTGGCCTAACCGCTACGGGCTTTTTTATGCAATGATGCAAGATTACGCTTGCAACCGTTCGCAACCGTTCGCAACCTTGCGTCTGTTGCGTTATCTCCTCTGTCTGGACTGACAGAGGTTTTTCCCCACTCAGGTCTGACAACGGCTTGAGTGGGGTTTTTTTTGCTTATTTCCCAATGTTTCCCAAACAATCAAACAACCCCGGACAGACCGACTAACAGACCAATGAACCAACAATGAACAACCGATTGACCAACGATCAACTACATGACCTCAAGTAATTGATCAAACGATTGGGATAGGGATAGGGATTGAGCATTGGGATTGGATTGGGATTGGATTCGATTGGGATTGAGATTGGCGCCCGGGATTGAGATTGGGCCAATTGGATTGGAATTGGGGATTGGGATTCACCCGGATTGGGATTGGGATTCCCAGCTATTCCACCACAATAGGTGGGAATTGCCTATCAAACTTGCGTAAGTCGTTGATAGACGATTCAATTCAGGTGTACCTTTCCCACCGTACAGAACCCGGGTCAACATCTGCAAGTATCGCTATACGCGCATCTTACACGATTGACTATATAATTGGGTTTACGCCATATCCGCTTATCGTCCACCCCGGACCCTATCCTAGCCCATTCCCGGCCCTACTTCCACCTCTTACCGATACCAAGCACCCGGAGTAGATCATGCCACATCTTGATTAGGATTATCTTCATAAGTCTTTGACCTCCAGTTTACTAGACATCTTCGCCATCTCATCGTATTGCTCCCACAAATCCTTAAACGCCACCTTCAACCTAAGCAGATTACCACTATCAGCACACATCGCCGCTACTGCTATGGCACTTGCGAAGCTTCCACCGTACCTGATCATCGCTGCTAGCACTAAACTGTCCCTCTCTGTGCGTACTTTATTAACCTTCATAGGAGCAGATGGGAGGGGTACAAAATCGTTCTGAGAGGGAATGCTCATAGTGGGTAGGATGGTGTGGTTGGTGAGAAGTGGTACGTAATGGCGTACGCGTTGTTGGTAGTGGATGGTGGGGTACGTTGGAAGGCTAGTTTGCGTAGGGTGTCTGTTTGACTGGATATGTGGGCTATAAGGGCTTTATGCTTATCTATGGAGGCTTGTAGGGCGACGATGGTGTCGAAGGGGGTATGATTATATGGGTCGGGCATGGTGGGCGGTTATATGAAGATGGCTTTGTTTACCGCAAGGTAGGCGTTAATCCGTTGGGCGGATCCTCCATTGCAAGTGGCTTGAGTTATTGTTTCTTTAGGGTTAAGATCCAACATAAGTTCTCCACGGGGCGTGGTTATGTTCCAAACGGCTATTATGTGGTCCGGGATTAAATTAACTACAACGTCAAAGCGTGCCTGTAAGGCTACTGATAGGGCTATACCGCGTAATAGCTTATCGTGCGTTATTAAGTATGATCCAAAGGCGTTTAGCTGTTGCTTGGTCATATTGCGGCTCTTGGCCTCTACTAGGCCTACAACGAGGTTATCACGTGTTAGGATGGCATCTATATCGGCGATTCCTGTGTCTAATGTGTGGGCGGCGCGTGCGCAATAGAGCGAGGCTAGTTTATTAATGGCGTAAATAGAATGTTGTATGTACGCTCTGCCATTAGGTGTATTACAATCTAATTGATTCATAATAGATCAAATATGACATTTTGTTTACACATTGTGTGCGTTATAGATCAAATATGACATTTTCTTTACACATGATTACTACCTTTAGCGGGGTTTTTACTTTTATCCCTTATAAGGAGTAAATTTACTCAGTACCGTAAGTAAATTGTAAGTCATTTTATGAGTCCAGTGTGGTCAGGAATGTCCATTATCTCTTACGGTTTTAGTCCTAATTCAAGTTAAGGCATGATC